ACTCATGCTGTTAAAGTCAGAAAACCTGCCTAATTGGGCTAGTCGTTTGTCTTTAGTCCCTTGATCTTCTATTCCTAAAGACTCAACTATTTGATCTCTCCAATCCTCAGGCATTGTCTCATGAAAGTTTTTAGGCTCGGCTGGTGTGCCGCCTTCCTGCTTTATGTCTGGTGGGGGAGTGCCTCCATCTCCAGTGCCTCCATCATTAGGGGCTTCTTCTAAATATTTTCTTGTTAAAAAATTATTCATTGTCTTCGGTCTCTTCTTCGTTGATTAATTTGCCTATCGGTACGTTTATTATTTTTAGTATTTTTTGACCGACAAAACCCCTCCCATTTAGGAAGCTTGTTTCGTCGGATGAATTTGGAATATAAAGTAGGTCTTGCGATCTGCAAAACTTATTAACAATAACCGCTAACGCCAACTTTTGTTGGTATTCAGACGCATCTCCATTATTTAACGCTTTTATAGCCTCTACTTCTCGCTTAATTAACTTTTGAGTTTGAAAGCAGTTTGATTCTTTTGTTTTTCGGTTAGACACTTATCCTCCTATTGTTGAATTTCTGCAATTTCTTGTTGCGCCCGTATCGCCTGATCCGCAACTTGCATTTGCCTATCTTGTGTGACTTCTTCAACAGACCTAAGCCATGTTGAAGGCGCACCAGTTCCAACTACTGCGTCACGAAGCGCTGTATCAAAGTCCACATTGTCAGCACTAGAGGGGTCTAGTTGAGCTGCCTCTGCAAGCATTCTACTCACTTGAGAAAACTGGTTAGATTTTGTCTCTTCTTCTGTTTCAGAAAGTGGGGATTTGAATTTAAACACAACATCTCTACCTCTTAATGATTGCGGGATGTCTTGCTCAGATCCTAAAAGCCCAGCTTGCATAGCAATCTCAAACGCTATCTCGCAAAGCTGACCGTTGTATTCGGCTTCTATCGGTGCAAATAAAGGCAAATTTTCTCGCCTAAACTGTTTCATCCTTTCAGACACTTCATAGGCCGTCATTTCTCGACCCATATCTGGAAGTGTTATTTTGTTTAAGTAGAATGCGCTATTTAAAACCTGAACAATATCATTTCTCATTTCCAAACCTATAGGAAATCCTCCCCGATCTTGAGAGATTGGTCTTAAAGCATCGCCCATCCTCTCATCATATTCTTCATCAACCCAAGTAACGCCGTCAGGCGATAGGTCTACATCACTCCTAATGACTTTTTGAGTCGCAATCATTGGCGGTCTTGCGTACCTTTCACCAGCTTCGAGCAAGGTATGAGTCATGGCTTGAAGCATTCTAGCGTCTGGAAGGGCTATGATTGTTGCGGGGGAATAAGCGTAAGGACTGCCTGATATAGTCTGAAATCTTGGGATTATATAATACTTATGATTAATCCCAATCGCTTCGATAGTATGATTATTTGCGACATCAATATAAATAGAAACGTAAGGGTTTGATATTTGTTCGTCACGGTACATATTTGAAGGAATGACCATGTGTATAATATCAGCCTCAGCAAATGGCTCTTTTACAGCTCTTTCTTTGATTTTTTTGTGAACTTTATCGCCGAAATAATCAATCAACTGCTGATAAGTTGGCTTCCATTTCCTAGAAACTCCTGCGACCGATCCCGTTTCATCTTCGAACCAAGCGCAATCTCTTAAGTGCCATGATCTGAATAACAGACCATTTGCTTGCTTGTTCATTTCTACGCTTAACACACACTGACCGAAAGTTATAAAATCATGATCACCTTCTTTGGTCGCTCTAACCATATTTGCAGAGCGATCATCAAACAATCTCTTCAGTCGCTTACTAGCCCATTGAAGCCAAGACGAACCCTCATAATCTGGTTCGTCTTGGACTGACATTTTAAACCAGTCCCCGTCTCTCAGCATTGCAGATAGAGAATTGCCTAGATCTCGCCTTACCAAAACTGGGTAAGAATTAAATAATAAATCAGATATCTCATTTCCTATATTTCTAGTGACCGTGAAGTCTGCGCGCTCGGGATAAAAATGATTAGATAGTGTCTGATATAAAGACAGCATTGGGTACTGCTTAGTAAATAAGTGCTCAGAATGCCCGATCAGCTCTTGCTCTGTTAGCTTAGCCAAGAGTACTGCCGCCGCTTAATAGTGTGCCAGCCCTTCCTGACGCCCCATATCTTTTTTGAATTTCCCTTTGTGAGCTTCGTTTTTTGACAAGTGAGTCAGGATCTCCCTGATCAATGACTTTTGGAAGTTTTGGTTTTTTACTCGCTTGAACCGCGCCATAAGCCGAAATTGCTGTAGTAATATAGGGTAGTGCGGTTGCCATGGTTATATCCTCGTTTAGTTTTATAGATTTTACCACTTTTTCTTTGCGTTATCAAAGCGGCTTGCTGATCTCGGTGCTTTTATTACTTTTCGTTGTACTTGTGAAGATGAATGATCTTTCCACCCACCCCTAAAATTATCTTGCTTTGCTCCATCGCTCCACCCCATAACAACCGCGTCCGCCTCGTCAGGAGATGCGCCAGTTCTTTCAACCAACCTCTCTTTAGGCTCTAATTGAATGATATCTAAATCATCTTTTTTGAGCCTGATTGAGCAAAGTTGCACGAATAAATTGGGGTCTGGTGGTAGAGCAATGCTTGACCCGCCGGGTTGCTCTGGATTTAAAGCCTCGTAGAATCTGTAATATGTTTCAGCTCTTTTGTTGTAAAACTTCAAGCCTCCTGCAATTGTTTTCTTTTTTGAACCCTCTGAACCTTTGTATTTGACAACAAGATCATGATTTATGTTTTCGATTAACTTTTCGTAAGTCGCACCACCGTAACCGCCGCCCATATCAATAATGACTTTGCTGTTGTCTGTCCGGTGCTTGATAACAATTCCGGCAACTGTAAAACCATCAGGAGTGGACTTTCCGGGATATTTAATTAGTTTGTCGTACCAGCCATCGTACCTCGTAGCTAGAATTGTTTTGTCTTTTCCGCCTTGTGCGATATCGACACCAATAGCGCACTGAGGTGCTTTGTTGTAGGGCTGTGGTCGCCATCTGTCAACTGCGGCTTGTATCCATTCGCTTGGGATTAGCTGTAATTGGTGATCTTCTCTTGCCGCGTTGAAATTCCCATCTCGAATTGCATCTCTTAAGTGAGTAGGTAGCGCATCTTGCTGAGCTTTGTATTGCTTATCTTTCATCAAATATGGATTGTGCTTGAGTTTAGACGGTATGAATGTTCTTGATAATGAGGTTAAGGTATTGATGTTATCGTCTTCGATTTCGGATAGCAAAGCATTTCTTACAAGCCCATTTTCTATCATATAATCACCGTCACTTTGAACTTCGTAATCTATCTCATTATCTGTGACATACCACCTAAGTTCTCCGCTTTTCGCTAAGTTAGGATGAGACGGATCTAGCCACGCAGAAAACATCTTGATTATCCAAGCGCCCTCATCGGAAAGAGGAGGGTTAGAGCCTAGCACCACTCTGCATCTCTGATTTTTATCAGTAGAGCGAAGCCAGCCCATTAAAAATCTTATTTGTGACTCAGCAAAATGAACCGCCTCATCGATATAAATAAAATCGTGGGGTCTACCCTGCCATGTTTGCTCGTCACCAGTTCTTAAAGCTGCGCCAAACTCGATAAGTCTACCGTCTGTAGTTGTTAACTTGGGGGGGGGTGAGCCGTTAAATCCGTCTTTTGTGCCATTTATCTCGATTGCTCTATCAGTCAAGCCAGCAAGATCAGTGTATTGTCTTCGCATGATCAGTGATTTTTTGTGCTCATTGAATGCTAAGCCTAAGCCTAGATCTGACTTGCCGCCCCCCCCCCGCTCCGCCTACGTACAATAGATCAGCTTTAGATAAATAAGCTTCGGTTTGAGGCCCGGGATTTGGTATCCATTTTTTATCGCCGATTGCTTCTTCGATTTGCTCAGAAAGTGCGGACTTGTCATTGTCAGACATTGATGACAATCTTTCCAAAAGCTCATCTAGCATTTTTCATCTAGCCCCTTTATCATTAGCTTTAGTCGCATTTTTGTTTTTTCATCGGCTCTAACTTGTCTAAAATACCAATCTTGAGAACGTCCAATATGCGCAATAAAGTCTTTAACTAGCCAGCCTTTCGCCCGTATTTGACCCGTAAACTTGTTTATTTGACCTAAACTCATGATTTTACCTAAAAAAAGTATCGGAGAAATCTATCATAATGTACGTTTATCTGAAAGATGTTTAAGGTTTTTCGTCGCCCTTTGTGAGTAAAAATGCTAATTTTCTCGCCAAGTCTGCATCTGAAACAACTAAATCTTTACCATCTTTGCCCGTATGTTCGTATTTTTGTGCCGATTCCCAACCCTGCATCGTCGACATTTGTTTGATTGCAGCAAGTTTTGGCTGCACTTTAAACTTAAAGTCCTCCTCATCGTCAACGCTTGAGCGACTAACGCTCGTTAATATTTCTAAAGCTTCATCTCTCATCATTATTGCATCGTTAAGTTTTTCGTGAGTCAAAGAGTCGTACAAAGCCCTCACCTTGTCATTTCTTAACATGACTGACACAGCAGCGTCTACGCTCTCATCACTAGTAGCTTTACCACCAGCATCCAAATAAGCTTGTCGATTACTCATGTTTCCTTGCGTTACATTTATAAAAACTCTTTGCTGTAATTTAGTGCATTTGCTAAATAAGTACTTTTGCTCTTCAGATAGCTCGTATTTGATTGATTTTTGCGTTGCTGTGTCTTTAGTTTGTTTTTTAGCGTCTGTAGATACGTTAGATTTAACGTGTGCTGGCTTTTTTTTCTTCTTACCTTGCTTGGCATCAACTAAATCAAATAAACGCTGTGCTTTGCTCTCTACAGTCTTTATTTTCCAATTTTTTGATAATGGGAATGCTGATTGATAAGCGTCGATTAGACTATCGCCGGCTTTATATGCATCGATTGCTTTTTGTTGTGCTTTGTTGTGCTTTTTGTTAGTCATGATTTATAATATCGTTAATTTTTAAAGCTCGCTAGCTAAACCATATTTGATGTATTTTTTATCTGCTTTTGCTGATGTTAGTGCAAAACCTTTGTGATCTCTTGAGCTGTAAACAGTGTAATCACTCATCTGCAATTTATCGAAATATCTAATAAAATCAGTAGCTTGTGAAAATACTTTGTTGTTAACTAATGTATATTTTGACAAATCTGGCTCGTAATTCATTTTAGAAACTCTTAAATTTAATTGTTTATTATAGTTGTCTATATTCTTATTATACTACATCCCAAATTTAATTTCATTATCTTTAAAATAACGCTTGACTAACATTATAGATATGTTATGCTAGTTACAACTTAAGCAAATACACAAAAGAGGAACGGGAAAATGAAAACTAAACAAGAAGTTATTAACGAGATTTTAGAATCTGGTACTAAATATGTGAAGACATCAATATCGATTGAGTCTTGTGCAATTTCTATTGCAATTAGAGATATTGAAGATGCAGATTGTTTGCCGGTCGATTTTGAATGGACTGAGTGTTCGATTGGTTTAGATGAAGATGATTATTGACTACTAACTTAGCATTCTTACAAGTGCTCCACGGGTTGGGGCATGATTAAATTAATTCACAAAACGAGGAACGGGGAAATGAACACACAACAAATGATTGAAAACTCAAAAAACTATAAGCCAAAGTATTCTTTCAGCTTTCGGCTCGAAATTCATCTTGCTAATAATTTAGGTTATATAAATACTTCATACAGAATTTTTAAAAGAGTACCTAAATGATGAGCACTTACGAATTAGAAAAAATAAAAACACTTATCAAAAAACACAGTCATAGAAATAAATATACGAAAGTAATTTGGCTTGATATAAAAAATGATGATTTGCGAGAATTAAATTCTTTGATTGATAAATTAACTGAAAAGGTAAAAAAACAATGAGCACTCACGATAGAGAAACACTAGCAATTGAGATAGTTGCTAAACGACTTCGCAGTTTGCCGGAACTTGTACAAGTAGCTCTTGAGTCAAGTGATCCGAAAGCTACGAAACTGTTTCACGAAATTTTAAACGATATGAAAGGTAGGTTAAAATGAATACATGTAGCATATGCGGGCAAAAAAATCCTGAAAAAGGTAGAGCCTTTGATGGACGCAGGGCTTACCGATGTTCGCAATGTGGCAACGAATGGACAAAAGGAATGCAAGGGCGATCAAAGAAATACAGCATACAGCGCAGCTGCAATCAATTTAACGAGGATAGATTAAAATGAAAATTAAAGAGATGTTAGAAAAATACACAGACAGCGACATTAAGCTTGTTGGTGCTGAAAAGCGAGCGTTTAAAGCTAAAATGAGGGTATTGCTTGCTAGTGAGATGAATATGACAGTTAGCAATCTTAACGTTAAAATATCAAATGGTCGTGAGATTGAGCAATTAAAAGATGGTTGTTGGATTTTAGTACAAAATAAGTTAAAAAGGTTTAAACTAACGCTTGACTAACATTAACAATCTGTTATACTGATTGCAGATTAAGCAAACACACAAACAAAAGGGCAAAATGATGAAAACAACTTACGAAACTAATAAACATGTCGAGCTGTATATCACTAGACCAAATGGGGATAAAGAAATAGTTATACATCCATCTTTTAAGATAATTAGTGACCCTATGTTTGACCAAATGGTTGTAGCCACAAAAAACGCAGGAAAAGGCTGCATAACGGGTTATAAAAATGTAAAAGAGACCCATCAGATATCGCAAAGCGTCTTAGATAATAACAAAAAAGCTAGGGCTTTTAACAACATTAATAACGAGGGTTGTACTGATAATTATAACCCTTATTATAACAATTAAAGATTTGATTTTAAAGAGCTTAGTGCGGGTAAAATAACAAATTAATACACAAACAAAAGAGGACTTTAAAATGTTTAAATATGCTGTAGTCGAATGGTATAACGACAAAAAATCAGTAAGTAGGCATCATACTTATGATGCGGCTTACAAAAAAAGCAACAAAAACTGTCATTTGGGGATTGTAGAGTTAAAAAGGCAACAATCATCTTAACAGTTAACTTAACAATGCTCTGCGAGCCAGAGCATGATTAAATTAATTCACAACAAAGAGGAGCAAGAAAATGAACAACTCAATTAGACATCAACTAATAACCAAAACATCAATATCAATATTTTCAATAAGCCTTAAAACACTGTCTCAACTAAATAGCTATGATGAAAAAATTGAAGATGCGGCTAAAAAATTAGAGGCTGGTCTTATAAATATTAGCGAAGCTACTCATTTAATTTTTAATAGTTAAGCAAATGGATAATGATGACATAAAATATTTAACCGAGCAGTTAGAGTCTGTTGTTAAATTACTACATACAAACAAGCATCTGGCGGCGGCTAGGTTATTATCTATTATATCTGCAACTAAAGTATTTGTTAACGAAAATACACTTAAACAAAGAGGGTAAGGTAATGAAACAAGTAAATGGAGTAGAAATGGCTACATCTACTGAGCTGCGTAATGTAAATCTGGGTAGTGAGGTTGAAATTAAAGCGTATAAAGACGGGGGTTTTCATATTTGTGTGGATGGAATTGAAATTAATTGGGCTAACACAAAAGAAGAAGCTACGGCTTTGGCTAAAGTTTATGTTATCGATAATCATATGTTTGTATCGGGCTATGGAATACATGCGGGTAGAAAATACTGGCAATTACCGGAAAAAATCCAACGTCAAGTCAGGAAAATAGCTTTTAATAGTACACTCAACTTAAATAGAGGAAAATCATGAACTTATTAAAAATAGCATTTATTGATAAATACGGCTACAAGCTTGAAACTAAATTGCCATTTATTCCGCAAATCGGGCAGAGAGTAGACATTTTGCATAATCCTTTGCCGAAAGTGTCTGACGTGATAATCATGCCAAATCATGATTCATTAAAACGGTTTGATGTCGATCTTGATACAAATGCAATCGTCACTTTATCTTAAGCAATAAAAAACCCACGGGGAAAGGGATTAACCCCATGGGCGTACTACTCTAACTGAAATATCAAACCATTCTGACAAGTTAAATATCCACATCTTTATTATACATTAACTAGATATTTTCTTCTACTAATTTTATTCAGAATAGTGCTCTGTGAATATCTCTTAATATTTCATCTATCCTTTCACTTTTTTCAGTTATTTCTTGCTGCGCATTGTCGAGAAAGCTTACTAAAGATAGATCATTGATATTTGTAACACTTTTATTTTCGATAGATGCTTGATTTGTATTTTCGATAAATGCTTGATTTGTTATTTTATTAAGCAATTGATCTGCACGCTGAATAACACTTTCAATATCTTTTATAGCATTATTTATCAAGAGATGTTTTTCATCTCTCGATGTGTCTTTCGGACTTGCTGCTCTAAGTCTTGCTTCTGTCATTTCTGTCATTATTCTGTCCATTTAATTTACCTTTTTAGTTGATATTGCTTTTAAATACAGATTGCTCTACCCGTAATTATTAATCTTGTTTTTAGGCTTTGCCGATCGCGCTGCTCTTTTACACGCTTTGCTACTAGAGCGTAAGCCAATCGGTCAAATGATTTTTGTTTAGTTGTATGTTTCATGTGAAACAATTATTCTCGCACACCTTCGCCGTGACCATTAATTGCTGGATCATTCCCATCGGTTTTTTCTGTTGAATTATTCATAATTTATCCTCATGATTTTATGTAAAGATGATCTATATTGTCGTTTAATATTTTATCCGCGTCCGCAAGTAGTCTGTGCTGTTTTTTGATAAAGTTCTCAATGTAATTTTGATATTCTAAAGCATATCAATTATTCGTTAGATTTAACTAATTTTTGGTATTTTATTAAGTCTAAAGTCGACTGATTGCATCTATTAAGCTTATCCTCAAGTTCTAAATTTTCAACAAAAAGAAATGCTGAATACTTTCTTAAGTCTGACTTATCGCTCTCGCTTGCTTCAATATTAATATAATCGTAAATTACTAAGTATTTTTCAGGTATTTCAATCGGCTCTTTTCTTACGATTGTTTTTGTTCCGCACCCGCTCAAGATTGTCAATAAAATCACGGTCAGTAAGTTTTTCATTGGCTTCTATTACCTTTAGTCTGTCTTTTTTGTCTTGAAATTCTTTCTCTTGCTCTTTATCCCAAATTTTACGGGTTTTATCGATAACTTTTTCAGCTTCAATAGTTTTTTCTAAATAATTCTCATTTGACTTTGCTATCATTGCGTCCTGCTCTGCTTGTTTTCGCTTTGCAATGTTATATTTTGAAAAAAAGAATAGGAACGCTATGATTGCCGCGCCTATTGCTCTCCATTTAATTCCATCAAACATTATTTATCATCCAGAGGTTTAGTAGTGACTTCCCTTGTTTTCCACGCTATAGCTGCAAATGCTATAAAAATATACTGATAATTCCCATTTAATAGCTCTTTTAACTGATCTGAGTACATTGCCATAAACGCTAAAACACTTGGGGCTATTGATGTTAGCCATATCGTTTTGCTTTTTAATCGCTTTTTTAACCAGTTCATCGTAAATAACCACCTTCAATTACAGGATCATGACCGTCACCGTTAATGCATTCGCCGCCGCCCTCAATACCTTCTTCTGTTGAATTGTTCATTTTTTAACCTCGTTTAAGTAATTTGCAAGTTCGACAATATCGTTGTAATCTTTTACAGCAAATGCAACTCCTCCATTAGCTTCTACCATTTTACAAACTTGGTTTAAGCTTTTTAGTTGACTTTCGGTAAATTTATCGTGGTTATTTTCCGATTCAAATACACAAAAAACCGTCTTTTCCGGTCTTTTGTTTGAGTCGTCTATAACTTCTGCAATAGAATAAACGCCAGTCATTTTTGGCGTTATTGCATACAAACAAATGTCGCAAGACTCTCTTTGTCTAATTTCTTCATCCGTGCATTCTTCTGTCCAATCGTCTACGACTGGATCAAAATAATCAATTTTCAACTTGCTGATTAAATGCTCTCGCCAAGTGCTTTCGTTACAAGTTCCGCCCAAAAATACTTTCATGTTATTTCAATTTCTCCTGTTGCGCCGGATAATTCCAGCAATTTGTTGAGCGTTTTTACTGAGTTTGTAACGTCTGGAATTCCATCTTTATCTAGCCATTTAATGCCGTCACCGACCAAAATACATCCCAAGGTTTGCCTTGTGTAGTTTCCGGCGTGCATCTGTATATTTGTTCTGTCTTTAACATCGGACAGTTCTAAAACAGCACCATTTTTCTTGCTCATTTTGAATAAATAATTATAAACTCCTTCGGGAATGCAAGAAATATTTTTTTGATTGTTTAAATTTGCTAATTCTAGAGTAAAGCATTGAAAATCATATAGTCTCAACCTGCCGATCGTACAATCATCGTGATACCATCGTTTAATTTTTATCATCATGCAAATACTAATTTTAAAACAGCTAATAACAAAAACGCTATCACTGCAGTGATTACTCCAACCTTAATTTTATCATTTGTTTGTTTTGAGTCTTTTCGATTGTCAGAGCGTTCATCGTGAATTAATACAATATCAGATAGTGTTTGTATCTTATCTCCCTGTTCTATTTGAGTTTCTTCTAATCGATCAAATCTTATTGCTTCGTGTTTTCTATCTACGCTTAAAGATATAAATGCTTTGGTCATTTCATCGACTGTATCAGTTAGCTTTTCAATTGCTCTGTCTGTCTTCTCTCCGCTCGCCACCATTGCGGTTGCGAAGCCTCTGAATATTTCGCCGATGCTCTCTTTTTTTTCTTTGCTTTCGCTCATATCGACTCCCGAAAAGAAAGCTTCCTACGCTCAATCCGAGCATAGCTACAGCGAAATATAACACCGCCCAAATTGAGTTTGCCTCGACTATACAATAGATTATTTCCAATTTTTGTTAATGTCCACATATACAACAAACATAGTGCCAGCAAGACTCCTGTTACAATTGGATATATTTTAAAAGCTATTTGGGGGATGAAATACCAGTCAAAATACACGATCATAACAACATTATACAGCAAATCGAGTGATACGATAGCGAGTATAGCAAAGTGAGATTTATTGACGATAAAATAGGCTATTAACGCGCAACTTATTAAACCCTTGAATTTGTAGATAAAGTCTGGGTTTGCTTGTCGATAGTCTAAAAATGCTAAGTTGTCGAAAGCTAACTGCGCTGCAAGTGCGATCAGTATAACTTGTGACACATCAACAAATTTATCTTTGCATGTCATGCATAATAAAAAAGCGATAAATACTGAGAGTAAATCAATCATGGCTGGTCTGGTCTATCACCGTCTTGCCCAGTTCCAAGTTGTGTTTCTAATTTTTTAAACTTTTCCAATGGAATTATTGCATAGCCATCTAAATATGGTGTGCCATCCGGATCAAATATTTTTTTATCATTAGATTTAATTTCAAAATAACAATTTTTAATATATCCTTTCTCTTTCATCACGCTGCCTTTTTGTTGATTTCTGATAATACAAATCCGCGACTCTTAGCAATTGCTAGAGCCTCGGGGAGTGTTTTAATCTCGCTAAACAAAATAATTCCGTTTTCTGAGATAATCCACTGATTATTTTTTTCAGTGATTTTAAGCATGTCGTTATCATTACTTTTAACCTGTTTGATTTATATGAGTATTGTAACATTTGTATCATATAGCATCAACTAATGTGCTTTCTAACTTGGTGTTAGTGTGATTTATTAGTATGTGCATTTGTAACAACTAGATAACATATAATCATCACGTAAGCATTTTTTACGCTTAACACTTATACCGCACAAGCAAGTGTCTTTGTTTGGCTCGCATTGGTGTTGCTTATTGTCAACACCAATACAGCGCACAATAACAGATCCTTTCATTTTATTTCCTCGCATTTATTTAAATTAAATAACCGGTCGTTCAAAAAGACGCAAAAGACGCGCTTTTTAACTTGATGTTATGTTTCAATCTCGGCTTTACATTTCATGCACCCACCAGCGGGTAATATTTTTTTATCATATTCTTCTTGCTTGCCAAAATTAGGTGTATATCCTTGCATTAAAACTAGATCAAACCCGCACTCGCTTGACCATCTTGTGCGGGGATGTGGCGCACCATTTTTAACCTCAATATATTTACACATAACATTCTCCAATAAAAATATAACCAGTAGCTCCAGCAGATTCACTCGCTGTCGCTCGCTCACTTCTGAGCATGTCCGTTATGCGCCACACTTATTCATTGCATTGCTAAAAGCATCCCTTATGCTTACGCCTTTAACGTGCTGCGAAGGAATGGTAAATATCTGCCACTCGTCTAGGTTACCAAAGGTGGGTGAAGCGACAAAAGGGTCTCTTTGTCGCTTACAGCTAAACGATCCACCGCATTCATTTTGCAGCCAATCCAATATTCCTTTATCGCTACGCATAATATGCCGCTTAACTGGATTCGTCTCTACATTTACTTTGTTCATTTCGTTCCTCTCCTGTTAGCTCAAGATCGTTATGTATCAAGTAACTTGTTGTATTCTCCATCAGCTTTGTATTGCTGAAAATAGTGATTAGCCTCATTTATCAAAGCCAACCCGTATGGTGCATCAACACTCCACAATCCAAGTCTGCACTTAATCTCATACCTATCACCTCGGCGCGTGTAGATTGTGCATTTTTCCATTTCTGTTTGTTCTTCGTTCATTTTTACCTCCATGCCCTGCACATAACAAGGCAATTGCAGACAGTCGATAAGACCCGCCTGCTGGTTATCTGAATCGTTCGGCACCTTGTTTAGCTAAAGCTTGCGCCGCATTATGTAATTTTGCATTAAACCATCGCCGTATAATGTAGCTGCGAATTAAACTGATAAGCGTAAACCATGCGCCTATATATAAATTTGTACTTAGAGAAACATGAATACCAAACATCGGGAAAATTAATAATTGTGAAATTAAAGCTACTCCATACCCAATTAATACATTTATAAATGACTCAATTAAAGAGCTTAGTTTTGTTTGTTGCATTTGTTTATCCTTTTACCCCGCATAAAAAGGCGTTCAAAATCGGACGCTAAACGCGCTTTTTAACTTGACGTTAGGTATCAATTAAAGCCATGTCCCGTCTTTTTTCTTTCTTAGCCCCATCCCGACCCGCATACCAGCAGTAGCTCTATTATTGCGCCGTACCCTAAATTGAATCCGGCCTTTTTTAATTCTAAAATCCATGTTATGCACTAACCCGCAATCACAGCAGGCTAACTTGTAATCTTTTCTTACCGGCTGAACCCACTCATCCGCTTCTGGTTTTTCATAACCCATAATTAATCCTCATTTAAAATATAACCAATAAATCAATCCGACTTCGTTTCACTTAGCGGCTTATTAAAGCCGTCATGTGTCATTCGTATTTTCGTTCTTTGTTTTAGGACTTCTTTTGTGCCATCTGCATAAATCACTACATGTGCATCATCTTGCTGACACACATAGAGTGCATTTCGCCAAAAATTGTTAGGCTCTCCATTAGCAAGTAACTTGCTGTGTTTAACCTGTACATGTACTGTTCCAAAAAAATCATTTGGCTCAAATTTCATCTTCTATTTCCTCAGTTAAAAATTATAAACTCTGACTTTCCCACCAGAATTTGAGTCCCTCGTCATTGCATATTTAACCGCTTCTTAACTTGATGTTATATTTCCATTAAAGCCATTACTGCCTGTTTAGCTTTAATGGCAGGCTCTAGGCATTTTTCACAAGGGTAAATGTAAATCACGTTTTTAACCATTGCCGCGCCTGTTGGCTCATCATCTACCATTCTACCGCTGCCTTTCTTGCTTTTATAAGATAGACTTAAATTGCTACCGCACTCAACGCATACAAAAGCAGTTACCAAGCTATTCCTTATAAAATCTTCACTCATTTTAAAATCCTCCAATTAAAAAATATAACAATAAAATCAACCAGACGGTCAACCCTCATCGTGTTTACTGCAAGCTATTTATGCCGCAGGTTATTAAATGTCGTTATGTGTCATTCGCCGTGGTATTGCCACAGCACCGCATTACAATGGTTATGCACCGCTCCAATAGTCATACCTGTATTATGGCTATGGTGCAGATGCACTGGCCACTTAAAAAAGCCTGTTGGGAATAGTTTTTTATCTACATGTTTATTTACTATATTACCAGCAGGCTTACAATTTAGCGGCTCTCCGCAATGGCTGCACTTCCCATCTTGCTGCTTAACATACTCCTCACGCACAGCCCTTCTTTCTGTGTAGTGCAGATTCTCATAATTTATAGGTAATTTCATTTTATTTCCTCGCATTTATTTAAATTAAATAACCGGTCATTCAAAAAGACGCAAAAGACGCGCTTTTTAACTTAGTATTATATTTACTTAATCCGCCACACGCGATAACCATCGCCGTCTTTACGAGCAACAAACTTCTTCGGCTTATATCGTTCATTTACCGCGCCTGTTGAGATACTTAACTTAGGTAGTGAAAAAGAATCACCAACCTCCATATCTTTCCACGGGTATTTGCAGCGTCCATTTTCGGTAGGCATGGCCACGCCTTTATCAATAATTATCATATATAAACCCTCTTAAAAAAATATAACAAATAGCTCCAACAGATTCACTCGCTGGCACTCGTTCACTTCTGAATATGGTCATTATGTAGTCTTCTTATTCAGCGCGTCATTATAAATATCTACAGTTTCATCAAGGTAAATTAATTGCATTATCGCTTTCTTAGTGTCTTCCTGTAATCCTGATAAATCTACACATTCATCACCAAGAAGCTTTCCGCCTTCATCATACGCATCTTTTAAAATCATCTTTATCTCCTCGCTTTGTTATACAGAGCGTTCAAAATGGACGCGATAAAGCCGCGCCCTTTAACTTAATCGTTACGTGTCCATTTTATTAATATTATCCGCGATCTCTTGGAAGTGTGGATTCTCGATCAAAAAATACATCAATACCTCGGCACTTACAAAAGTATCTCTACCACCCCACAATTCAATGCCGCAGTAGCAGTCCTTAAAGTTTTTTATCTCGCTGTTTAATTTTTGTATTTTTTCAATTCTGTCTTCTGTCATAATGTCCTCCGTAAATCACATAACAAATCATTCAAAAAGACGCCAAAAAACGGCGCTTTTTAATTCAAGGTCGTTATACAGCCTTCTCGTAACCATTGTGCGTATCTTTTGCTTTCATCTCACGAACTATTAGCTCTGCTAATTCTCGCCCTAATATCTCGGCGGCATCACTTCTTGTTTTCATTACAATATTAGCTTCTTGCTCCATAATCTCGCCAGTAACCATAGCGACAAGCGGCTCATCACCTGTTTTCATTGGCTCAAAACATTTCCTATATAATTCCGGCACCTCAATACCAGCACCACCACTCCAGTACATTCCATCAATATTAACCTGTAAATTAATTTTCATTTTATAATCCTCGTATTAAATCTGTATAACCAATCACTTAACCGGATTCGCTACCGCTCACAGGTTAGCTCAAGGTCGTTATTCCCTATGATCAGTTAAATTATTCATGTCCAAATTAGCAAGAGGGACGTGTTTTGGGTCGCCACCATCTTTAGGGATCATTACTGCGCCCGTGCCGTAGATCATCACATCCATGCTGGCCTTATTTGCTTCGCGTATTGCCACGCGCATTACCCTGTAAATCTTTTTCCAGTACTGCTTTGCTGTGCATTCATACATAACAATTAGCTCCAGGCGACACAAAAAACGCCGCGGTTTTTAGTTAAATTTAAAGTTCAGTGGGTGCTTTTTGCGCTCCTGAGCATGGCGTTATGCATGCGGCTTGAACATTGTCCATTCGCCCGTCATAGCGTCCTCAGTCATCGTAACCCCCCAGTTTTGCGCCACCTGTTCCGCAAAGATCTTAATATCCACTCTGCGTACAGAAAATAGCAGAGAGTAAAGAATACCTTCAGCCGCCGTTACCATCTTGTCTCGGGAAATTTTTATGGATTGCCCTGGCATCAATGCCGTTGCGGTTCTCCTCATCAATTCAATTTGCATAACAATTCCTTCATGTCGTTCGTTGCACTTAGCTGCTTATTAAAGCCGTTATCTTTCAAAACGGTATGCAGTTATCGTGCTTGCCGAATCGACTACCGCAGTCTTTGCATGGCTCCGGACACCATCTACGATAGAGCCAGAAAATCACAAATTGCTTAACCTTATAACTTCTGCTGCCAGTCATAAGTTCGTGCTGTTCTATATCCAATATTCCGCAACGCTTACACATCATATGCCAGCCATAGGTATATTCATCTGTATCAAATACTGTGTTTTTATCATCTGGCACATGCCCGAAAAACCAGCAATGTAAAAAGATAACAAGGCGTTTAACTTTGATTTTCATTACGCTGCGCTCCATTCAAGCAAGTTAACTTAATTGTTATACATCTACTTCTTGCCTTTCAATTTTGATAATAGGTAGTCGCACATGCTTATTTTCTTTCTTAAAAAAACCAACCCACGACCCCCATTCTCCTCCTGAGTTGAATGGAGCGTCACTCTCTTTGTTTACTAAGTGAGCGTAATAGTGGCCGTTATAAGTCATTCTGATTTTATCAATCGCACATAATTTATTTATAGAGCTATGCCGTGTAATTCCATTGCCCAAATCAACAGGCTTTTTGTTTACGCTAACTAATAATTCAATCATTATGCCTCCTTACTTTTTTTAGAAATAAATTTAACTTTGATTGTGGCTTTTATTCCAGCTTGCATTGCTGCAACCATCATCAACCGACTTAGCTCATTAAACATTTCGTCTGGCGTGTAGCATTCAATATCTCTAACCATGCATTTTAATTTTTTATTGAAATAATGGCTATCTAATCCATGTGTATTCATTTGACTCTTTTGACCTCGCTTTGTAATTTTTCTTATTTCGTGAGCAAATTTTATCGCTTGCTCAATCGTTCTTATGATAATAAATTGCCCTTTCCAATTAGCTACAAATTCCACTTGATTATCGTTTAAATTCTTACCCGGCATTTTTACTTCAACTAGGTAATTGCGCTTGTCATAGCCAATTAACAGATCTAGGGGCTGATCTAATCGATAAACGCTAAGTCCCATTCTTTCAAAAACCTCCACGATTTCTTTTTCATTTCCATCTCTGCGAGCGTCAAATCGGTTAGTGTGACTCATGCTCTCGCCTTGATTATCTGATATTCTTCTTCGGTCATTACGAGATGTATGTGACCGTATTCGTCCTTATATTTTTGCATCGAATCAATAAACCACTCTTTTTCAGTTTTTCCAGTTTCCAGCTCAAACGCTTTTTTATTGATGTGTCTAGCTGCGCCATTTCGACCATCTTGATGCCACCAATAGCTTAAGCAAATAACGTATTTTTCGCCAAATTTTTTCACGCCTTTAAGTTTTGCTTTAGCACCAATTATATGGTGTATTGATAATGGACTGTAAGACATTTCATCTTGCACACAACAGCCCCGATCTCTCAAATATTGATGCCAGTCTTTTTGTAGCTTATTCGGCGTTCCGTTCACTTGTTAATCCTCTTTATTGTCTCGGCAAACATTTCACATTTTCGATTGATGCAAAAATTACAAATTTGGTGAACTGTTTTTCTTTCACAACTTTTACATAAAGCCGCATCTTTACCCGCTTGCTCTTCTAACGTGCAAGGGTTTTCTTTTCTTAAGTTAACAAGTAGACCATATTTTTCAGGGTCTCCACACGCATCGCGCCAGCATTTCTCACAAGAACTCATTTTTTAATCCTCATTAGTTATTTTCACCAACAATCTATTTCAGTATAAAATTCAACACCTTCCGGCAATTCACTGTTCTCTACTATAATACATTTGCCAGAATAATATTTATCGAATTCCGGCTTTCTGGTCGCGGATGTTTCTACATAATCCCAACTAAATAGTTCAGCATATCCAATGGATCTAGCTTTTGTCGCTCTTTCAGCATAAACTAGGATACATCCGTCAATAGGGCAACCTGCAAATACCATGTAAGCTTTCATTTGTTGATCCTCATCTACCTAATATAGGTCTGCAATTTGCCGACATTTCTGATATTATTCTTCAAACTGGTGTCCACAACCTAAACATTCATGCCATCCGTCTATGTAGCCTAGACCGCCACAATCATAACATTCAATGTCTTCATTGTCTTTTGCGATCAAGCCGCTGGCATCGCATTTATCACAATCAAGGTCTACTGCATTGTTGATTTCACATTCAGGACATTTCATTATTTACACCATATTTTAAAAGTTTTATCTTGAACTTGATATTCAAAATGTTTTTGCTCAAGCCCTTTTGCTTCGCATGTTGTTTGATATTGTTGTTCTTTTTTTATGCTTGCATCAGAAAATAATATTACAATAACTATAGATAAAATAAATATTATGGATGCGTAAGTAATGTTTTTTTCTGGAACTTTCATGCTAATTTCTCCAAGTTGGTGGCTGTACTGTTACGCCGTAAGTTCCTAATAAAATAATACACTCATCAATAAATTTTGACATTTTTCTAACACCTAAATCTCCTGTATGGGTTAGTTCTTGAGTCACAGACCCATCAAGTTTACGCACTTTTTTAATCGGCAATAGTTCGGCTTTCAATGTGGCTTTTGCTTCTTCGTTCGTATAGCCCAAAGTCGCGCAGGCTGGCACTATTGCAACATGAAAATAACTATTTTGCTCAAGGCTTCTGTCTTCTTCATATTCCTCAATAGTGCATTTGTATTCTTGACCAGCTTTTATATGCAGCAAATCAACGTGCTTAAAAATACGCTCTTTTTGTATTCTGACTTGATTGCCGAATCTAATGATCTGTATAAATTTCACCTTAATACCCTTTTTTGTTTTGACATAAAATCATTAAAAACTGCTGATGAGTTGTCAACATGTTTTGGTCTATTTTCACCGCACCCTTTTCTTTTGATATTTTCATCCCTTGTTTTAATCCATTTTTCGCATAAAGTTAAACTCCAAAGAAGATTTCCGTTATCGTCGACAGAGTCAGGCTTAATAAATCCATTACCTTTTCTTGAGTGATAACTCAACATAGTCAGCTCTTTTATACCCGCTAACTTTGCAAACTCTTTAGTGTTTAAGTGTTTCATGATTTTATCAAAGTTACTCTGTCTGTTTTAGTGAAAATTAAAAGCTTTGCAAAGATGTAATAATTCATCTTGATCTAAGTATTCTACTTTTTGTGAATTTGTTATTTCTGTATATTCTTCGCTGTTTTTGTATTTGTTTATTTTAGATCTTTCGTCACTAGCAAAACATTTCCAAACTGCGGACATCTCCTCTATTATGCCAAACTCTTTAAATTTTTCTAGGACGGTTTGCAAGTCTTCTGCTTCAAATGCCTCATTAATGTTAAAAAAAACTTCCCTTAATTTGTGTGGAAGCACGTTAGGATTAACCCCAGCCTTCCAATTACCACTCTTTCCTTTTGGCTTGTTATTTTGAAAATCTATTCCTTCCTCGTTTTCGATGTTAAGCATGTTTATTGCATTATCAAGACGTTCTACTTTAGGCCAATAACTTGACGCTCTTTTTACTACCGTCTTCCTTATCATCTGCTCAGGATCTGTTAACCAAGGGCCATAGCTTGATTTGTAAGCCATCGACCGATCTCTAATATCATAAACAGCATTAATAGACATTTCTTCAGTTAGATAGTCTCCGTTATTTGTTTTTACAGTGCAGTAAACGCCTACTATACCGCCTCTATCTCCAAATGCCTGAAATTCATGCCGAGGGGCTTTATCAATACCTAAACTAGTATATGTGTCTTTTTCTCTAACTATTTTAGCCTGACCCCAATCAATAGATCCGCTCATGCAAGCTAAGTGTAACAAGCCCATATAAGATATATCCAAACATACTGACTTTTTTCTAGGCACTAAATAAGCGTGTTTTAATGCTGGATTTAGGCTTATACCGATGGCTGATACATTAATAATTGCATCTTTTAAGCTTTGTTGATTTTCCAAAGCCACATCGTTGAGAGTCTTGTTTTTTCTCAATATTTGTAATGCAAAATTAAATTCTTTTTCCCATTTTATTTTTTGGTCAATGGAAACTAAAGAAAAATCTTTTTGAGCCAAAGATAATACTTGGTTAGTATTTGCTGGTGCTACATGTACTAAATCATTCATAATCCATTCTCCAAAAATCCGACAAAAAATAATAAGACAAATATAGTCGCGACAATGTAAACAAGCTCCAACCTTTCTTTTTTGCTAAGCTTCATTTTTACGTCCAAAATGCTTGATGAATATTTTTTCTATTACTTTTAGTTGATCGGCGTAGGCGTAGGCGTAGTCGTAGTCGTAGTCGTTGGCGGCGGTGGCGATGGCGTAGGCGGTGTAGGCGGTGGTGGTGGTGTAGGCGTAGGAGTAGGCATCGGCGATGGCATCGGCGATGGCGATGGCGTAGGCGTAGATAGATATAGTGGATTTTGGTTTGATAAAAATATCGGCGATGGTGTAGGCATCGGCGTAGGCGTCGGCGGCTTGCCATTCTTTAATAAAAACATCTTTTGTTATCTTGCCAGATTTGTACGACTTAATTGTAGCTATTGTTTTTTCAGCGACTGCTTTTAATTCTTCGTCGAAAATATCTAAAGTACTTTCCAACATATCCGCATTAAATAAACAATAATCTAAATAATCAAAGCATTGCAAAGCCCAAACTGCATCCTCTATCCCGTTTGACTTTAAAATATCCATTAGATCAACAGGCTCGTCATCAGATTCGGTTTTCCCTAGGTTTTTAAGTAGCAAACTAAACCCATTTTTCCCACTGCTATGAATGCCGCAAGGATAGTGCTTTAATATTTCATTTAATGTAGTTTTCATTGGTTTAATTCCCTATGTCTTTTAAACGCTTCACAAGTTTCATTATGACCAAATCCTAATCAATATTGTGGTAATTAATGCTAAAAATGAGGCAAAGAATGTAAAATTCACTAATAATCCAAACCAGCGCTTAAGTTCATCACTACTAAAAAGTGCCATCAAAACAGAACAGGATAATAATAAAATAATCGCTGTACTTTGTATATTTTCAATCATGTTAATCCCCTATATCTTTTAAACGCTTCGACATCACAAGTTTCTTTTGATGACTCGATTTCATTTAGCTCTTCGATGTCTTCGATTATTGCTAGTTCGTACTCGACAAACTCATTAAATCTTAAAGTTGTTTCAGTGCATTTTTCTACAGTGTATCTCAACCATGTCTCATCCATCATTGCATCAAAAAAAACAGAGTTATCAATACAGTTATTTTCGATGTACTCCTTAACTTCTAAAAACTCATCTGGAAATTTTACACTAAAAACTTGTACATCATTAAATGTATTAGTGTTGCCTAAATTTTCTTTGATGTATTCCTGAGCTTTTGTTAATTTTTTCATTTTATCTTAAGCTCCTTTTTTAGCGCAATGTTGACAATAGCCGACTTTTTTCGGTTTTGTTTTTTACTTTCTGAGTTTAACTTATTCTCAACTTTTTCTTCTATTAAATAAGTTCTTCTTACGGTTTTTGTCATTTTAAAGCCTTATTATTTGATATGCAGTAGTATGCGCTTGTGTTCATTGCCCGTCAAGTGTTATTTAAATAAAATCATAGCCTTTCGCTAAATTTATCCGCTTCTTAAACCGCTTAGATTTTATTGTCTCTCTATGTCTCGGTTCTAGTTCGGATATTAATCGCTTAGCCTGCCCAAATGTCATTTGTTCGTAATGTCTACGTAGGCAGGCTTTCTTGTGCTTTATTTCTGCTTCAGTTGTTATCAAAACATTGCCTTTTGTCTGGTCTGGTCGTTAAACCTTTCTTTTGCAGCTTTAAAATAATACTCATCTAGATCACACCCTACAAAGTCAAAACCGCCGTAATGAGCAGCTATTGCGCTAGATGCAGAGCCTAGATGGGTGTCTAGTATCCTATCACCATCTTTTGCATAATATTTTAACAACCATTGATACAAGTTAACTGGCTTTTGATTCGGATGGATTCTAAATTCTTTATTTTTCATATTTCCCTGAAGCATTCCAGACCATTGGAACGTATATTTTCTAACTGCTGTATTAAAGCTTGTGTAGGCTAGTTCGCAATCTGCAAAATCTGAATTTCCTGTTTGCTTATCCCACACAATCCAACAACTCGATCCTAAGCATATATTTTGCATGAAGTGGTTTGCACCCCATATTATTTGATTTTTGCTAACTCTTTTTAATTCTATAAAATAACTTTTGCCTGGCGGTTTTAAATCATCTCCACAATAAGACTTATAATCTTTTGCTGTCGCAAGCTTACTCCTAGATTTGTTGGTTTTTCCGCTCTCACCTATTCCGTATGGAGGATCAACAATAGCCAAATCAAACGCGTTATCTTTGCAATTTTTCATATATTCCATACAGTCTATATTTATCAATTCAATCATTTAATCTCTCGTAAAAAGTACATCTAACGTGGAAATAACCGAGCGATTGGTAGATAACCGGCATCTTTGAAAAAGGGTAGCTACTGCAATTTAAGTTTTGACGATAGCATGACATGCACATAGAGCCTTTTGGGATGTATTCTATTTTCGGTTTAGTTGTTATCATTGTTTTAGCAAATATTAAATCACTCATTATTTATTTCTCCTTTGTTTAATCGCTCCAAATACCGGATACAATATCTAATTGCTATCGCTTCACCTTTTACCTGTTCTGTTTGATCTTTTCCGTAAATATTTTTAAGATCTAACTTAAATTGTATTATTGCATTTGGTATTTTTGATTTACTCATCCTATTTTCATCTCGTCTTTACCGTTGTAAACAATTGTTTTTTTGCCAAAATAGAAATCCATATTTTGCATATTTGCATCACTAAAAAACCACTTGATAAACTCATCCTTTTCTTTTTCTGATTTAAATTTTATTTTTAATTCACTCATTTCTCGAACTCCTTTTTAATATCCTTCCATTCAAATATAGTTACTTTTCTCATTTGTATTATTCTCCATGTTCTTTAGTTAATAAAACTGCTAAAAATTCAACTGATATTTGAGTCCAGCTAGGTTTATTTAACTCTTTACTCCACTCCATTAAGCAAGTTTCGTTAAACATCTCAAACATTTCGTCAGTTATTATGGGTAAATATATTTCACGTTCACTCACTTAATTATCTCCTATTAGTTCATAAATATGTACAACATAATTGCCCTCTAAAAATTGCAATGTTGCATGATATTTTAGAGGATCATCTAGCTTAGTATCGCCAGTAGCCAATACTACAAAAGATCTAATCTCTAAAGCATTGACAGCGTTCACCTCTGCCCACAATACGATCTCTTCACACTGATTCTTCATTGAAATTATTTTTGCATTAATAGGCATTTCAATTGGTTGTACATAAGGTATTAATTTATCAAGCGTGTATTTAAATATTTTTATCATTTAATATCTCCTATTTATATTTTGCCATTTTCAATACCGTCAATTAACCATTTTAGTCTAAATGAACATCTCCATCGGTCTGAAATATATATCATATTATTTTTGATGCTCTCTTTCTCTTCGTAACCGTATGTATCATTTCCAGACCTTGAATCACCGTCTTCTTTAACATATTTACGCCATTCTTTTTTAATTCTCGGCAGTATTTCGATGAACAAAGTGTTGTCAAAGCTTGTATTCCATACTTCAAATGCTCTATTTATTTTACTGTGTAACGTTTGCGTTCTCATTTAATTATCTCCTGTGTTTAAGTTATTCAACATACCAGACTTCCTTTGAACCTTTCCCACTTGCCCCTGAATACCAGCAAGAAACATCCAGATCTTCAAAGTCTTCAATGTCTTTTGGAGTAAATCCAAACCTAACCCTATCCTTTTTTAAGTCATCCAAACCTAGATGCTCATCTCCGTCATAATCCTTAAATATTGACAAAGCTTCGTCTTTAGTATATTTGCCTGACAACATTAAATGTCCATTACTAAACATCCAAGGCTCTTTAAATGATTCATCAAATTTACTCATAATTATATCCTATGTTTAATTGTCTACTATTTCTGCGTTATTTTTCCATTCTTCACTTAGATCTAACCGACATGGTGGCTCGTATTTACTCTTGTAGCCTCCTATGTGCCACAACTTTTCCCAAAATGTCGCACCGCAATGGCTACATTGTTTCCAGCTTCCAAATCCTGAGAATTTCATGTTTTTAATTTCGTGATTCATAATTTATTTAAGTTATGGGTTGCATGTTATGCATTTAACAGTGTTTAAAGACTTCGCATAAGGATCTAAATCCAATGCTCGGCATAATTCTATTGCGTAATATGAGCCTAGAGAAAAAGTATCCATGACAGCTACCCATTTCGGTGCGCTTCCACATGTTTTAGGTTTTGCATTAATTACAGCCCGCTTGAATAAGTCCTTATAGCTCATTTCAAATTTAAACTCCTTATCATTAATATTCATATTAATTCTACCTTAAAATTTATGGTTCTCTCTTAGTTTTGTGATGCTGGTTTTTCGTTACTTAAGGCTTTATTGATATCATTCAAACCATCCTTAACAGCTTTGATAATTCTACATAAATAATAATATTTGTGATTGGTTGTTTTTGGTAGAGAGTCGTCCCAATTATACTGATCATTGCCGTACATTTTTACCATGAACTCAAAATCGTTCCAGGGGTCGTCCCTATAACAATCCATATTTTTATTCTCTGCATCCAGCCTTATTTTATCGATGTCGTAAATAGTGCTATCAAGATCAGGAGCTAGATTTTCAGTTAAATAATTATCATTACAAGAACAAAAGAATTCACTGATAGATTTATCTCCTATACCACCCCAATACGAAGACCACGCTTTGCTGTAGCAAGTTATTGTGATCCTACCTTTGCCTTTTTCTATGTCTTCTAGGAATACATGCACAGGGTCTAATCTATTAACACCTGTTATTTTTATTTTTGTAACTTTGCTAGCTTCAACTTTCATTCTATTATCCTTTAATTATTTGGTTGATCTTCTTTATTTTTTAGATCGATTTTAGCTAGCACCTCAATAAAATCTTCCTTCACATCAACAAACGAACCGCAAACCATATGAATCCTAGTAAATCTAACGTTTTCTGAAATACCATCATCGATGGTTGTTATGTGGTCGATATATATTCTTACAAATTTATCGTTAAAATATTGTTTTTCAAGTTCGATATAGGTCATTTTTTCATATCCTGTTTTAGTTTCTCTAAACCGCGCTTACTCTAGCCTATTGCCATCATACCAAGCGATTGCTTCATGTTTTGACATTTTGGTTGTTTGGCTTTTAACTTCCTGAGCTTGCTTTGTATCGCTTTCTATTTTTTCATCTGATTTAATCTCCACGGTTTTTGGCGGGTCTATTTTTGGCGGCTTAATATTGTGAGCTGACCCAGAACTTCTCACCATTGCAGAATATAGGCTTGATGCTCCGTCAATCTCTTTGCCACAGTTTCTTTCTACGAACACTTTACCAATGTCGTTAAGTTGCTTTTGAGAGTAACCAGCGGCTAATAGAGTGTTTTTTGACTTAGTAGCTGGCCTCCACATTGGCGTAATAAGTTCTAACATTTTTCACAACCAACCAAAAAACCATGCTTACATGTTGCTTCATCTTCAAGATCATTTAATTTATCCTTATTTTTAACTATAGTGCAATTATTACTATTTTTTAAGTCTATCTGTCTATTACCGTCCTTCCAGCGCCAAGATAGAACTCCACATTCTTGACATTTATCTCTATATACACATTCTCCAGTGTAATTTTCTGTCCCACTGCCGACTTGCACCCATTTATGTTTATAAACTCGCATCTTGTTCACCTTTTTTTAAATAATACGGTCACTAGACCTTGTGTTGATATACAAGGTTAAATCTATATTCTTATCACTCACAGTATGCAGAACAGTTTTAAGAGTTGTCGCTCCGATATCTAACTTATGATAGTTAGCACATCAACTTCACCTGCTTTATCCACGGTACTCAATGTTGTAATGATAAATAGATCTTACTAATTAAATTTTGGTAAGTGTTTATATGTTAGCCGGATAGGACTCGAACCTATATTCAACTTTTCACTGATTGATACAGCGGAATCGAACCGCATACCTGTTAACAAGCTATTTCCAAATGTATCAGCATTTGCCAATTTCGCCACCGGCTAACATATAAACACTTTACTGTATTTAAAGCCTACATGGCATTTGGATTCAATTTTTGAGGAATGGGGTTCAATTCTGGTATAAGAACCATTGAGTTTATATAGAGAGTGAGGGTGGCACTGATCTCCACCATGCAAGCCTTGTTCATATCTGCTAAAGATTCCGGATACCGTTATGGCATAAAATACTACTTAGTCCGTAAAGTTCGCTTGCTCGCAGCAGCCCAACTATCGTATCAGTCTACGAATTCTCACTCTCTATATAAACTCTGTGAAAGCCGTAAATTTCAGGCATAAAAAAAGGCTTAAAATTTGTGACCCTGTTAGAAAGAGGGGTGAAACTGTTAGATAGAAAAACCCACCAGAATCACAAAATTTAAACCTTCTCTAACAATTTCTTTTTAGCGACTTCCACACCGCATTTGTATTATAACACTAACTATTTAAACTTGTCTCGTTAAATCTTCTTAAACTGCCTAAAGTCCATTTTTGACTGACCCTATGCTCATGATTTAACCTCAATTATTTTTCTTAGAGAGTATGCTACAACCCCATAAGCCTCTTGCTCATAGGGTGGTCTATGTGCATCATTTTCCCGCTTTTCATACAATTCAATCAACTCTTTTATTTTTAAAATAAGAGACTCTCGATCTTGATTAATGCTCATGATTTATCCTCAAGATGTTTAACAGCCATTGCGTATATTTCTTTGATTGTAGCCCATGAAACCGGTACTTTTTGTTCGTATTCTCCCTGACCTTCACAGAATTCGCAAGGCTCGCTTGTTGCCTCATAGTCTCCTATATATCCAAAACCACCACACTCGGGGCATATTATGGTTTGCTCTTCAAAAAACTCGCCACTTAACAAACCCTTAGGTTCAATCATTATATTCTCCAATAACTTTATAACTGCTCGTTCAAAAAGACGCAAAAGACGCGCTTTTTAACTTAGTATTATATTCTGTTGAATATTCGTGCTTCAATTAATAGTTTTTCGCATAATAGCGATCTATCATCACAGCTTCTAGCCGCTATTATTTCATCAAGAATCGGCATTAATAGTTCACCTGTTGTATCAGTGGTTTTTAATTCATTTTCTAAAGTTTCAATAACTTCTTTCGTATACCCGTCCATAAATCACCTATTAATAAAAATATCATATATTTTAAAAATCAAAACGTATTAATCGAATAAAAAAAATATAACAATTGCATAAACGCGGACGGCGCAAAAAGACGCGCTTTTTAACTTAGTATTATATTTATTCGCTGTTCTTAAATAAATCGTTTGCCTGACGATCAATTAAGCTTCGTAATGTCAATAGATCAGAAAAAGATAATTCTTTAATACCTGCAAATTCCCTATAGTCAAAACCTATACAACCCCATATAAATTTTTCAACAGGAAGGCACTCTTCTTTTGTTTCAAACGTACTCATTTACTTGTCTCCAAAATAATATAACCAATAAATCAAACCGATCTCGTTACACTTAGCGGATTATTAAAGCCGTTATGAGAACAAATTATCCCATTCAGTAATATCGTCTAACTCCACCCAATTAACAGAGCTTGTCTCGTCATTGCCAACAGGTCTAAAGCTGCCATCATTAAATTCAGCAATCATTGTTTGTCCATATACTTTTGTTTTGGTGGCAACTAACACGTGCATCATTTCGCCGCCACTGTGTTTATAATATTTTCCTACATTAAATCTCATAACAATTCACTCCAGTTGATTGCTCTTTCGCTTTGCTCAGTCGCAACAACTGAGCTTGGTCGTTATATGGCATCGTCTGGTGGCCACAATTTATCCAGCATTCTATCTATCGGCTTGTAAATCCAGCCATGCCATTTCCAAGTAATTGTTGCGCTAAAAAATCCAGCAATAAAGTTATCAGCATAAATTGTTAACATAACTGCCACGCCAAGAAGAGCAATAATAATCACCACCCCAACTAATACCAGCAAGTCACTTTTGTTTGCTATTTTTGAGCAGTCTATGTTCATGTCTTTCCTTTAATTCACTGCCATATAACAAGGTTTTTCAACTTGACGCTGAAAGCTCAGCGTCTCTATTTATAGTTTGGTGATGGCGCAAGTTAAAAACGACGTTATTTTTTGCTGCTCTTATACTGTGATACGTGAGCGTTTTTACACGCCATACAATACTCTAAAGCACTGCTCCCTAGCTTCCACGCCAAGTAATCATTATATCTCTCGCACTTAACTTTTTTACACTCTTTTCCTGTCCTTTCTTTCGGGTGAAACTGGCTGTAATAATCTGTCATACCCCTTACTCCTTAGTTAATTTCATCCTAACAATGTATTCAAGCCGATGCAAAACGCGCTTTTTAACTTGATGTTATATTTATCTATCGTTAGGTGCAGGGTGTAGAAGTTTCACGAAAAACGGCATTGTATTTTTCGTGTGCCGTTCATCTATAATCGTCCCGTCTTCACTTTTTAATTTTGTTAATCCATTATCATCAATTACTTCATAAATTTTTGCGTATTCCAAGAATTCGCTGCCAAATCCACCTGAATCAACTAATAATCTGTCACCGATAAAAACTTCTGTACACCAATCACCCTTCTCGTAAATAGGGGTTTTATGTAAATATCCCTTCACTAATAATCCAGTACCCATAATCCCATCCTCAAATAATATAACAAATAAATCAAACCGACTTCGTTTCACTCAGCAGCTTATTAAAGCCGTTATAGGTACTCAAACTGAATCCTGTTTACCGTCGCAGCCGGATCAGTGCGGTAGTGATCTACCAGCATTTGCACAAACTGCGCTGGCGTCCAATTTGGAAACCCCTCTTTAATTACATCGTCCTTTGTAATTGCGTTCAGCAGCTCTGGTCGCACAGAAACAATGCGTATCATTCCAAGCGGTTTAATTCTCTCGCCTTTCTGCAGGCCCATTGCCTTTTCCACCCCGCGCACTTCGTCGCCGGGCTTAAGAAACCACCATCCAAACCTGCGAGTAACCGTCTTGGTTCGCGCTCTAAATTGGTCTGTGGTCATTGCAAAACTCATATTCCGTGCCATACGTACCTCTAATACCAATTGCATAAATTAAATCCAAAATCGTAACTAATTATTTTTACTTGTAGCGGTATCACTTTATTCTCATTTAGTTTTCACCCAAAAACCCCAATTAAGGGGCGTTTGGATCAGTTTAGCTTCCAAGGTATTAATCCTCCACTTTACAGATCTAAGGGCTTTCCCCCTGCGTTATCATTTTATTGTACCTGTTGGCGTGATTAATAATTTTTCATTACATTAAAAACTCGTCTTTGCTTTCAATGGCTGTGCTATAGTTTGTTTATTTTAGTCTAAGTAATTAAGCTTCTTCGCATCTAGCGTTACTTTAAATCATTGGCTTAATCCTCCGTGTTTTGTTAATTAAGTGTGCTTCCAAAACTTTTAGCAGGCATTCAGCTAATGCGCGCTGTAGGTTGATTAATACTCTAAAATGTATGACTACATAACAGTCTTTTTCTTCATTCATATAGCTTGCTATTTTACTGACTAGTTCAGTTGCTTTCATTTCTCATCCCCACATTTTGAGCTTTCTTTAATTTCATTTCCAATGACAGGTATGATGATAAAAGGGAAATATAAAGAGTCTTTTATGATTTCAGCTGCTTCTTCTGAATTTATGTACCCGCATTCTTCTATCTGAATTTTAATAGCTAAGTTTGCAAATGTCCCACTAGCTACAATCCATAGCGCAACAAAATATTTAATATTTTTCATATTATTCCCCTTTAATAAATTATCCAACCAATGCCCATAAAAATTGCTACAAACACTATCATACATAAAAGCAATGTACTTGCTATTACGTTTAAGAAAAAGGCAATAAGGAATGGAAGGTATATTAAATCCCCCCACGTTTTAAACTTGCCTAAAAATTTCTCGTCTAAATAATAAATTGCAGCAAGCCAGAACCAAACTAAAATAACGCAACCGATGTATTCACTCATAATTTAACCCTTTTAATTAGCAATATTTCGTAAAAATGAAACACCAGCAAGCTCTTCAGTTAGCTGATCTTCGATTCTGCGTTGATGATGACATCTTTTGTGATTACGCTCGTCATTAATACTATCTTCAATTTCTTTGATAATTTCAACTATCATAGTGCAGGAAATTGACTCATGATGTCAAAGCTGATAAAACCCCCTAGGGTACACAACTAAAGACTTTAGCTTGTTGAGCGGTATTACTATCTCATAAACGTTCATCGTTTAATCCTCATAACTATCTAAAGACCTCTCCACTAGCAGCATTACCCAATCAAGATCGTTATCTGGCATCGCATCTACAATATCTTTAATATCTTTAATATCTGCACCCAAATTTCCGCGTGAATAAATCCGTTTAAACATGGTCTGGTGGGTTTTGGTTAACTTAGCAAGATCTTCTTTCAAAAGTGTTCTTGCTAATTTTGCTAGTTGTTCGTTCATCTTTAAATCTCCAATTTAAAATAATATATACAAGCTGCCTCGATCATACCGCTCCTAGTCTTACCTAACACCGTTCCCTGCGCGTCTAACAGCTCTAAAAACTTAGGACTAGTACTTATCGTTACATTTACACTCCGCTCATTAGCGGGCTTTTTAGGTGCCCCACGGTTTTTTTTTGGCTCAATCTCTTTTTTTAAACCTTTTGGCGGTTGGTCGAGATAACTCATTTAATGCCTTATTTATTTAACATACGTATAATAATACGCTTAAAAAATATTATGTCAAGGTATTATTATTTTAGTTGATCTATTATCCAGCTACCCACTTTACTCCAGTATATGCGTAATAAGTGATGCTAGTATTAACTGCTAATGATTGTCCTAGATTAACTCCCGCACCTAAGTCATCGCCTGAAAATGGATAGACGGTACAAGTGTTTGCTCCTGAGTTTATAACTGTCTGCTTAAGACCAGCGCTAGCTGATAGCAGCTTTACGCTATCCCCAGATGATGCTACTGTAGAAACTTCGTTTACTTCGCTAGTTAAAGCTACAGCACTAGACTGACCCCCTCCCGCATTAGCTGTTATTCCATTTTCAATGTCTGTTTTGTTATTTATTCCTATGTTATTATTAATGATTACTTTGCCAGAGACTAGACCTGTGTTCGGTTGTGTCCCATCTACCTGCATGTTGCCAGTTATAATTAAGTTAGTGATTACAGCAAGCCCAATTTCTAGGGGTCTAAATGTAATCCCCGTAACTTGTCCTTTGTGCTTATTGCCCTTATAGTTTACATCAATTGCTTCGGTCAACGCTCCAATTATGTATCTGCTAGGTCTTGTTCCGATGCCTGTTCCCAGCTCTATATCGCAGTCAATCATGTCGATTTGGTTTGCGGGTCCATCTGACCCAATAAAAAACTCGTTGAACTGTTTTATAGTAAACTTATCATTTATACAGCTAAATCTAGCTGCTGTTGTGTAGCGTAGCAATGGTGGCGATAGTGTCAAGGGACAGTCATATAGATATACGTTATCTCTCGAAATAAACGTATCTTTAACTCCCATGGTGTATAGCACAAAGTCTACGCCTGAGGGTAAATTTTTAACGCTAACATTGTTTCTTTCTGACGTACACAGCTCAGTGTTGCTAAACAAAAACTCAGGGGACACAAATAAACTAGTTGTATATTTTGCTCTTGAAAAATCATAATCGAAAGAATTATCTAAGCAAGAAAAAATCACAGGTCTAGTCACGTTTGACATAGGGTTAACGCCACTGGCTCCGTTTTCTTCTAACGACATTTGGTTTTTAGATCCAAATGCACAGTCTATCATTATGTTTCGGTTAAACGACACATTTAAACCGTGTATATCTCCAGCGAAGCCCTTTATATTTTTAAAAGTGTTATCTTCGCAAATTATAGTTTCATTTGAAGCAAACCCAAATTGTTGCGTTCTCTCTGAGCCTAAGCCATGAAAGTTGCTGCAATCTTCTAGCGTTGAACCGACTACTTTCAAGTATTTTATTCGTCTAAATTGTATTAATGCTAGTCTAGCTAGACTTATGTTACAGTCTTCGAATGTGTAATGACCTGTTGCTAGTGTTGCGTGAGAGCCGTCTAGTAAAATAGTGTATGCTGTTGTAGCTTCTACGCTTACAAAATCACAATTTGCCGCTTTAAATTCCTTTAAATCAAGTATCATTAAATATACTGCACTTGTCGCACTTGCTAACAAGCTAATATCCATGCTTTGCATTTGTATTGCTATACCCTGATTTCGTATTATTAAATTAATAGACATTTTGTATTTCTTGCCTTTACTGCCTCTTATTATGTCGTTATCTTCGAGTATGTCTGCTATGCGCTGTAAAACTAAAACATCGTCTGCCACACCATCACCTGCTGCTCCGTATGCTTGAGGATTTATGACATTTGTTTTAATTAAAGAAAAACTAATCGCAGCATTGCCTGCAACAATATCAAAAGTATTCGGCGCATTCCCCGGGCTTGTTGTAGCGTCTATTGCTTTCCACTGTCCGCCGCCGCCGTTTCCGGTTGAGCGTTCTTTTGCGTAGATAGCCGATCCAATTTTAATATCTGTTCTTGCCGCCATTAATGCGACAGTATCGCTTTCAAGCGCAGGTCTATCTCTCATTTTAAAGCTATTTGCTGTATTTGCTGTATGAGTGAAAATCCCATTCCCCACATGCTCAGTTACAAATGCTATTACATCAAAAATAATAGTTACTCCACCATCTCCAGAAGATATTTCTTTAATGTGGAGAAGAGTACCCTGTTGTATTGATGCATCCGCTCTTGCAATATCTAACGTGTCTCTGTGCCTAGAGTTTGTATCAGCATCAGTTACGATAAAGCTAGTAATCGTTATCCCAATTGAAAAAGTTCCAGAAAACGAAGTTCTGTATAAAAGCCCTGTATTTGCATCGATGACTAATTGACCGCCAGTAACATCGTTATCATTATTCCAGTCGTTAGCTCTCGACCAAGCTCCAGTTGCCGCAAGATATATTCCATTTTCAGTTAGGTCAGTATTATTTTTGACCAGCACCCTGTCATTGGCTACTAATTGATATCCTGATATTATTGGCAAACCTGTTAAGGTTGAATTGGCTATTGTTGCAACTTTTACGGGGGCTTTTATCCCCTCCTCTGGAGCTTGTCCTAATCTTTTACTTTTAACGCTTGTCATAATATTACCTTTATTTGTTTCTTTCTTTACCTTCTACTAACATACCCCAAACACCTTGCTTTGGATCTTCTGAGCCTTCAAGCATTCTTGCTGCTTGACCAGAGCCAGGTAGCGGGGCTAATGGTTGCAATCCTCGTAAAATACTCGCCACTGTGCCAGCATCGAAATCTTCATCGCCAGTCATTAAGCCTTTCATCTCTTTAGTTACCCTGACAGTACCTTCAAAGACTTTAAACCCTGGTATTGACGGGGTAAACCCTTTCGCTGTACTGGCTAAATCTCGCAACAAAAACAATGATGACATATTGTAAGCAGCAACTTCTTTTAGCGCGTGAGCAACCTTTTTTTCATCATCTTCTGGAACATCATCAAGCAAAAACATACTTAAAATTGCTGGAACTATCGCCATCCATCCGACACGCCGAGCATATTCCATGCCTGATATTTTACCACGTTTTAATAATTGTGCATTTTCTACATGAAGATTCCATGTTAAATTGAAAAATGTCCCCATAAAAGTTATTTGTTTCATGGCTTCACCTTGATTTAAAATAGATCCAACGTCCTTGGTAAGCCCAGACCCAATGGTTTTTGCCACCATTTCATCAGCAAAAGCATTGGCTTCTTTTTCATTAGCAAGCGGATTGTCATTTAAGTATTTTTCTTTTGCCCCCATCCATGTTGGATATGCGATCAGCGAATCCATAAAAGTTTGAGGCAAAAAAGCCATATTTTTCATTGCCCCAAGTTTTGGGTGAATGGAGTCAATTTTCATTAACTGCTCGCGCGCCTCGCGATTAACTAAAGCCGTTCTATTTTTCATAAACTCGCTTTGATTAATAATAGACTGTTTGTTGTTTTTAGGGTTCTTGTAAAAATCAAAAGCACCCTTCATGGTATATCCTACACCTAACTGCGCGAATGTGTTTGTAATGGCAATAGGTTGTTGAACAATATTTCTAACACTAAATGCAAGATAAGCATATGTTAAATTAGATCTGACTTGTTTTAAAAACCTGTATACTAGGTTTAAATCTTGGCTGGGCTGAGTGATCGCGCTTATGGATTCGACTAAATTTTCATAGTAAGAATGTCCATAGTGCTTTATGATCGATCCAACAACAGGGTTATTAACCCCTTTAAACATTGAATTCATTGAGTCAGCCATTTCCGCATAGGCAATATAATGAATGTCTTCGGTTAAATCCTGAAATAAATTACTTAGTTCTAAATCAACCTGCCTACCACCAGAACCAACCCTTTCATTAAGGGATGAAGCGGTGCTTATTTTTATCTTATCACCAAATGCTTTTTCAGCTGTAACTCTTGATCGACTACTATCATCTGGATCTTTTCGATAATGCAATCGATAATGACCACCTTTTACTTCAATGCCGTTGATTGTGAAAGGAGATGCCTCCACTTTTGACGGCACTATCCCCTTAAGCCTAACCTCGACGCCTGACATTTCTGGCCATAAAGGCTCTTTTGCCTCCCATATTTTATCAAGTGCCATGATCTCTTGATCGCTCATGGTTGATAGCATTTTCATTACATCAGATTTAGTATAAACATCATCAAATGTATTATTTAATCCATCAATAACCACTTTTCGATTACCCTCATTTCCCCAATTTAAAGCCAGCACAAACCTCTCTCTATTATAAAGTTTAAATGGTTTACCGTCTCCTTTTGTGATAGTCGTTGAACGCCTTCGATTGATAAGAGTAAGAACATCCTTAAAAGCTTCATCCATTGCCTTTGATATGTTAGATGTTAGCTCTAGTTGTTTATTGGTTGCTTTATTTATGATCTCATACTGCTCAGACATAGGGCCGCCAACTTCAAAGCCATCTAGCGTCTGGAATATGCCGCCTATTCTTCTATGAGAATAAATAAAACCTTTAACCCACTCCATCCTTTTATGCCATACGCTTTCTTCGTGAGTGGGAGGTTTTTCTTTTCCACCATTTTTTACAATTGAGTCTGCTGAACGAATTCTGGACTCGACAAGTGCTTCCTTGTTGCCACTAGCTAAACGCCCGCCAATATATCTCATATGTTTAAGTTGATCGGATAGTCCTTTCATTTCACCTGCAGTCATGCTATCAAATGAAGGTAGCTCGTAACTAATCGGCAGCCCCATTTCTGTATCTTGAATGGCTTTTATTAAGGTCGGATCATAAACATCAAAATCAATAAAATTATTTTCATCATTAACTTGAGTAACCATCCAGTTAATTATTTTTTCAACGCTATCGTTTTTACTCTGGCTTTGCTTCATGTTGTAAGCATTTGCCAACATCCTTATATTTGAAGAATAAGAGGGATGAACCACATTTTTAGAATACTTCTTTGTCTGTAACTTCCTAACATACTTTCTCTGTTTGACCATTTGATCTTTAACTTTCACTGCTTCTTTGTACATATAGTGGTTGGCAAGCTGTTGGAGTTTATGTTGATAAGCATTATCACTATCTGATACTGACAATTTAGCTGCTTTTAGCTCTGCTCGATAAAATTTGCTAGGCTGTATTTCGTTAAACTGCATTTCATAAACAAGCTCTTTGGCTTGGTTTTTCATTCTTTCGCGGTTGATTTTTGGGGCTTTTTTGTTTAAAGCTCTTAACTCGGCAAGAACCAATTTTGCTTGCTCTTCATTGTGGATGGATTCTCTAACTTCTAATTCAATACTTCCATCATTAAGAATGTCCCCATGATTATCAATCATTTTTTGCTCAGCCGCCTCCACTGCCGCTTTTTTGATTGGCTTGGCATCAATTAACGACTGGAACATTTGCTCGATTGTTCCAAAGTCATACAACTCTTGATACTCATAAGGATCAATGCCGTCTTTTTTTGTGATCCGGTTAATCATTCTTTCAATGGCTGGCGTTTTCTTTTCTTCACCAAATTTTTCTCGATAGTCAGCTTCTTGTCTTTTAGCAATGCCCTCTGGCGTGTAAACAGGCTCTCCATTTAATTCTTGGTAGACTAGGTCTAATACTTTATTTGCAGTTAAATCTATTCCATAACCGTTTTCATTGGCTAGCTCAGCCAAACCATCAGGAGTTAACCCAGAGTCCTTTTTAAAAACAGGCATTCCAAAAACTTGCTTATTGTTAAAGGTCTCGGTTTTTTTAAGGTTTTCAGGGTCAACTCCTTGTTTTGACCAAACAGACATATCCAAACCACCTGACCTTGCTGCAGCAACTAATAGCGAATCGTTTTCAGTATCAATGACTTTAGCCGCTTGAGCACGCTCTTCTTTAGAGGCTTTCTTAGACATCCCCAAAGCCTCTCTAACCTCTGCGCGGTTCATAGGGGCTTCTTTCAGACTGTCTATTAATTGATAAACAGGTTCATTTTTAAGTCTTTCAAGCTCTTCCTGAATGATAGGTTTTTTCTCTTCATCCCATTCTTTGGTTTTTCTACGATAAAGCTCTTTAATTAACTTACTATCGAGGCTTTCTTGAGAGCGGTTTCTTGCTTTTTCAGCCTGCTCATTATAATCAGACCATTGTTTATCTGTCATGCCAGCTTGTTCTTTCGATTTAAAGAATTGATCATAAGCTGGATCGGCTAACATCTGATCAATTTCAACTTCGCTTGCCAATAGTCGATCAAACACCTCTTTTATTTCAGGCGTTAAATCAGCTCTTGATAATCTAGGGTCAGATAAAGACCGGTAAATCTGAATAAGCCAAGACTTAAAAGCAGCAAACGCAGCCTGTAAATCGCTAGAGGGGGCTTTACCCTCTCTTAAGTAGACCTCAAACGTTTCAGCCCATTTTTCATGCGCCTCTCTCTGCTTGTCACTTACACCAGTTTCTTCAATAATTAAATCATTAAAAGATTTCATCCCAAGAAAATCAAGGATAGTTTGCTGATCTTTGCTTGTTTCACTTGAAACACTAGCAAATCTAGCTTCCATATCTAGGAATAAGTGGGCAGACTCATGCAAGAATGATGATAAATCGGAGCTTTTAGTTAGCTTGATGATGGACTCTTCTGAAAAAGGCTTAACACCTAAAGGTGTGAATGATCCTCGATCTATTGTTTTACCGTCTTGATATAAAAGGTTAGATGAGTCGGCTTTATCTGGGTCAAATGCTGCATTTATATTGCGAACCCCGCTGGTGGCAAGTAATAAAGTGGATGTCCCCGTTTCATCGTACATATCGACAGCATCATATCCAAATTCTTTCGCTATGTTCCCTCTTATTCTTTGAATCTCCCACTCAATTAGCCCCACATTAGTCTGACCAAATAAATCAGAAATCCATATAGGTAAAGCATCGTAATTATCAGTAAGGTCATAAAGATTGTCTTTATCCTCTGTTATCAGATCGTCTATTAGCTCTTTATGATCCTCGTTAAGTTCACCATAATCATAAATTTCTGCCTCTACTTTATTTCTTGACTCTTTAATATTTGAATTAAAAATTTCGTCAAATTTTCCGTGGCTTAAATGATTTTTAACAAAAAAGATGTTGTCTCCCTCTAAGCCGTCGTAATACTCATCAGACTCAGAAAATAAACCATCAAACATTGTTCTATCTTCACCAGTCTCTATTTTTTTTATTGATCCAATATCTTCCCTGTTCATTCTGTATGATGTATCGTGAATAAAAACAGTTGAAGTATCAAACCCCATTTCTTTAGCCCGCTCAAGCCTCGCCTCCTTGGTCATACCTTCTTTGCCAAACTTTTCAGTCGCTTGCTCCCATTCGGTTTTTTCTTTGGCAATAGTACCTTGGTATTCGGTTTCTACCAGTGTTTGACTATCCTGTTCTAACAATAATGCCGCATCATCTTTAAGCTTAGTCAGCGTTGAGCTTTCAAAGGCAATAGCCCAATTCAACTCTTCAACTAGTATCCCATCGTGACCAAGATCCATGAGAGCCTTTCTGCGCTCCATAACTTCTTTAACACTAAGATCAGACATGACAGATTCAAAAGTTTCAGCCGATATGACTAAAGGGTTTTTGAAAGAAAATTGGTGAACGCTAACCTCGCTACCATATCGATCAGCGTTAGCAATGTCAGCAGCAGAAAGGTAATGCCCTAAGTTTCCACTAGGTGTTGTGGTGTTTGAGCCTAATAAACTATCATCAAACGTGGTAAAATCTTCAAAAGAACGATGGGTAAAAGTTACTTCTTCGCCTTTTTTTGCTCGGTTGAACTCGGATAAAGATTGCGCATCATCTCTTGCTTTCGCTTGGTCGATAATGGCTTGCCTAGCTTTCCGCTCGTCAATTTTTTCAGGTCGTCTTGTAATTTCGTCATATACTTTTTCTCCTTTTTTACTCAACTCTGTAGTATCAGATTTTGCAATAGTACCGCCAAGACTTTCAGCTCGAATAGCCATATTATCTAGATCAGTATCAATCGATGATAAATATTGTTCAACCGCCTGACTTTCAGCAGAATTTATTTCTTCTTGCGTCATGCCGTCTTGAACTAAGCCATCTAATATTTCATCGACTGACTTCTTATCAGGCTTATTTATTGCTATCTTTTTAAGACATTTAGCTAAGCTCATTTAAGCACGCCTTTAGTTTTATTGCTTGATTACGTCTTTTTATTCCACGCTCCCAAACACGCTTGGCGGGTTGTTCTGTGCTAACCGTTTTACCAGAGCTAAGAGTTCTTTTTTCTTTAAAAACAATATCTCCAAAATCTTGCTTGTAACTTATTCCAGACTTGGTTGCGCCTTGTTTTATTTCTACTTTATCTTTTGTCTCTATCTTGGCTTGTTCACTAACAACTTTAAGCCCCATCATAGCATAAATTTCTTTTGCGCTTTTTCCTGTAGATTTGACTTTTTGAGCGACCCACTTAGGGATTATAGATGCACTGAATTTTGCGGTAAGCTCGCTTTGTCTGCCAGTGTCAACGATCTGATCTTTAACATCCTCATATATTTTCTGAGATTCGGTTAAAACTTCCTTCTCTTTGGTTGCTTTAGCTAAAAGTGATTTTACTGATAATTCGTCCTCTTCTTTTATTTCTGATTGAGTAAGAGTGTTAGGGTTTAATTTTATGTGCTCTCTGATCACACTCATTAGCTCATCATTAGCAGCTATATCTCTTGCAAATTTATCAACACTGATCGTAATATCAGTTAAAACCCCACCTAGCTGGTCGGTGATGTAAGGCGGCAGTTCGATCCCTTGCTCTATTGCGTCGCTGATAGCCTCATTAGATATATGGATCTGCTTGGTCGATCCTAGGCTTTCTACAAATGCGCCAAACCTATCGCCCATTCTTTCCCTAGTCTTGCTTGATTGAGAGAAGGTAATTATCTGATCAATGATCTCCTGCTCTCCCATTGATTCAATATTAACCGCTAAGTTCTTATTCAGCTTGGCTGAAACAGCCTCAAAGGTCGCCCCAGCTGACTTTATTGTACCGCCTATAACAGAGCCAGCAACAAGACCAGCCATCTGCCTATCAAACATTTCAGCCATTGAAATTTTCTTTTTAGTGCCAATAGTCTCACCTAGATATTCAATGCCTTCGTGAACAAACTCTTCTACCCCTTCAACCGCCGCCCCAGTAGCAAAAGCTTTTGCTATACCGCCTTTACTAGGTTTAAAAATAAACTTACTGGCGTACCTTTCCAACATCCCTATGGTTAAAGCCGGAATTAAAGCTTGAGCTAGATCTTCATCTAAGACTTCCGACCTTTTGTCGTTTTTTACTCTTTTTTCAGCTATCCCTTGAGTCCTTGAAGCTATGTAAGCTGGGAATGCATATATAGAAGACAGCATATGAGGTAAAGACCCACCAAAAGATTCAAACGCATAGCCAGTAAGGTTTTTCACATTAATATCGCCTTTAAACTTTTCCCACGTAAAATCATGGACGTAGCCGTAAGTGTTTGTGTTCGTATCAGAAATAGCTTTTCCAATATGTTTAAGACCAGATTTATACTCCCCTTCTTTGGCGAGATCCCATGACCACTCCATCCCATCTTCTCCGGGATAAAAACCGGGGTTAGGTACTCCTCTCCTAGCAAAATCTTTACTAATATTTTCATCTATATGTCCGGCAAACTCCAAAAGATTGCCCGTTAATTCGTTTGTTGTATTTAATAATAATGCCATAGTATTCGATAATAATCCCACCTCAGATTTTTTTATGGCATCTTCCATCCCTTTTAAATTATCCACATCATCAATAGAAACCTGACTATTAGCTTCTCCAATCATGTAATTGTAAACTTTAGGGTGTGTTTTTTGATCTATCTTTACTTTGTCATATTTTTCTTGCCTCGAAACTTCTTCAACATTATTTTGCACAAATTCAATGGGAAGGTTTCTGGACTCCGCTAGCTTTATAACTTCGGCTCGTTTATCAGGATCAAAGAAAGTCGCCCTGTTAATGCTAGCGTCTGGCTTTCTCTCTCTACCAGAGAATGAGTTTATTTCATTTTCTAATTGTCGATCCATTATTTTTCGCCTATTGTTCCAAACATCAGAGGTTTTTTCTCGCGTTTTAGGCGTATTCTTTCTCGCTCCTTAAATTTTTTCATGCTTTCTTTAAACGCATCTCTGTTGTTGTACAAATTGGCTAGTTCTAATTGAGATAATTCTATCTGTATAGGTATGCGTCCCTCCGATTTAGCTAAATCATTTTCTTTAATTTGATCTAATTGCTTGAACTCTATAACCAGTTTGGCAAATTCGGGATCTTCGTCAACCATTTCTTCTTGACTAAGTTTCCATTCGCCCGGCTCTAGCAAGAATATTGGCTTTTCGTAATCAGAAAAGAATCCATCCAGAGGAACCCTAAGTAACCTTTCACCAATAAATAGATCTCTTTCTCTGTCATCTGGTTTTTTTTCTGTTCTCTCTTGGAATTTTCTTCGCCATTCCTTCACGTCAACAAGTAAGCGAGTAATCGTCTCATCATCGTCAATTTTGGAGGATGCTAAAGCAAGCTCAACTGCCTTGTTGTCCTTCATCTCATCATCGACCTCGATAGGCATTGTTCCATCAATCGCAATTTTCCCGTACTTGACGCGATCAGTCGCACTCAACGCCCTTGATGGGCTTTTCACAATTTCAACTATCTCGGCATAATTCCCTTTAGCCGCTAGCTCGCTCATAAACAGTACTAGATTAGGATCTGACTTGGTTGGCGGCTTAACCGATTCAGCTTGTAGATTTTTTAAATAAATTTTAGTATCTGAATCCATGTCTTCCCATTCATCTTCTGGGATTTCTTCTATACTAAAACCTTCATGTAATACATTAAAAGCATATTTATTTTTATGCTCCCATTGGTTTTCAGCATCAGCTTTTTTTGCTTTGTTGTAATCGTAATCCCATCGTTTTTCAACTTCTCGCCTTAGTTTTTTGTTTTTTATTTTTTCAAAGTTATCGCGTGCTTCATCTTCGTTTAAATCTTTGTCCAAAAGATCATCAACAATGGTAATGGCTTTATTCGTGCGAGCTACTGCGCTAGCTTTTTTCTGTAATGCCGCTCGAATGTCAGAAGGCAGATCTTGCGCCCACGGCTGTTTTAAAGCTTCCACCTGATCTTCGGCTTCCATCATGCTTAATCGACCTTGAGCAGCGCTATTGCGCCACGCTTCTTTAGCTCCAACTACATCAACCTCACTGTAATAGCCTAGCTGTCTAGCTGAATCTAAAAGGTTTGTCATAGCTTCTTTTGATGCCCTTATGTCGTCAGGACTGCCAGTTAATGCTACTTCTCGCAATGAAGTTAATCTTTCATCAACCCCAGCCCTTTCGTGATCAGACTCTTTCGAGAAGGCAAGTTTTTGAATGCCTTTCCGTCCCTGCTCAATATTGACTTTATGTCTTGCAACAAAATCAGCTCTAGCTCTAGTGTCAGATATATTAAGAGCAAGCTCTCCAAGCCCACCTGACAATTTCCCTACATATCGTTCATCAAGAGTACTGTAATCTTCATCCAGCTCAGACTCTCTCTCTGTTTTATTTTTCAGTGTTAAAAAATCTAGATCGGCTTTTGAGGTCTCGAAGGCGTTTTTTCTTTTTTGGATCTCCCCAAGCCCAGATGAAATCTCACTAAACCCAGCAGACACATTGCGATTATCAAGAGCTACGATATTTGTAGCACCACTTGGTATTCTTCTTTGAATGCTTTCTGCATTAGGTATTTTAGGCATATTATTTACCGAATATTTTGTCCGAATTCTTTAGCACCGTAGCTAGAGACTTTCTAACTCCCGCCATTCCAGCTTGACGACCTTCAAGTTTTGATGTTCTTGCTTTAAGCTTAAGGTTTTCCGCTTCTGTTTCGGATTCAAATAAAGCCGATAATGCGTTGTAGTCTGTTACCTTCTTGATATCACCAAGCTCTCTAACAGCTCCTGCATCAGTCGTTATGCCGCCCATGCCGCTCATTGCTGCTCTAGCGTTTGAGGCTTGAATTTTCCCTTGCCTACGTATTTCTTGCGCCTCTCTAGTGCCTTTGGCTAAGGAAGCAGTTGCATTCCTCTTAAGCTGTCTAGCTTCAAAACTTTTTGCAGCATTCGCCCCAAAGGCAGTGATTAAAGGCGTGGAAATATCGTTAGCCAGTTTGGCATCCCCGGCATTCCAGTTCAACCCTTCCATACATAATACCCCTCATCGTCAAGTGTGAATCCTATTCTCTCTAGGACTTTTATTGAATTTTCCTGCTTATCACTAGGGATCGCATAAATAGGCTTATTGTAATGTTTCATAATATTCTTGAAAGATAATATTGCCCTCATAATTGTTTTAGGGTAAGCCTTTAGCTTTTCGTTTATTTCACTAAAGGCTTGAAGTGGCGAGGTGTGCAGCACTCCATAAACGGCAACAACTTCATTATTTAATTCTATCACAAATCCTCTAACAGAAAACCCGTGATGACCGAACAAGTCTAAGTCACTTCTTTTTATTGGGCGCACGGACGGAGTCTTTGATCCCATAAACTATTGCCATTATTTTACATGGACCAGTCGCTCTCAATGAAACTCTACTATCGGTATCATGCGAGCCATTAAATTCAAATGGTGTGTGGTCATAACTACCTATTAAAGCAGTCGAGCTAAATGTCGTACCATCTTCTATATCTGGCATAGGATCTAAGTTGTCCAAATCATACCCGTAACTTAAAGACCCCGGATAGAAGTCTTTAATAATCATACCTAAATCGATAACTCTTACTCTTTTTGTCAAAACACTATAATCTGAATATTGACCTAGCTTATTCGATGTGTAATCGGCATTATATGGCAATCCAACTACGACATTAGTCCATGAAGAACCCACAGTAATTCCTCCGCTAGACACTTCAAAGTCGCCCCTATCTTGATTGTCCGCCCACACATTAACTGTCACACCGTCAGCATGAGGAAGCCCCGTTATTGTAGTCCCGGGTGATGTGTATGAATTAAATCCATCAGTATGCTTTGTTATCGACTCTGAGAATTTGGCGAATTTTTCTAAATACCTAGTTCCCGATCTGTTAACAACTACATAAACCCTATCTTCTCCAGTACTAGGTAATACTATCACATCTTCAAAAAGACCGATTGGAGTTGTTACTCTACTCCACGCGAAAACATTTTCAGCAGGATCAATTAAATACACTCTCATAGAACCATCCTTAAGAACAACATAAATCCTCGTTTCTGGCTGTCTGGATACTGCCATTCTGGCTATTCCTGCTTGGCATATATCTTGATTAAGTGTCATTAGATCTCTTGCGCCTTGAGAATCAGAAGAAATTGAATACTCTGATTCCATAATCTTAATGCCAGATCTTTGGACGTAGTAGATCTTTTCGTCTATTTTTATGGGTGCTATTGTGTCAGAGCCTTGCGATGAACCATCCTTTAAGTTGATATTGTTCTGCGTTAAAACCTCACCGAAAGATGATGATCTTATGCCTATTTCGGAAGATGCAAGCCCCATTATCAAACGACTTGACCCTACCAACCAGTTTATTTTGTCAACGGGGCCAAACCCGATTGTTTTAAATATTGATTTTGAATCTCCCTCTATTTCAGCATCAAATGACGTATAAGCATCAGAGACCGAACCCCACAAATTGTTTTTGCCAGAAAGCCACAGCCTACCCTCATAAATAGCCACTGCGGATGGGTATCCGGAAAGAGATGACCACTGAGAGAGATACCAATCTTTTGTTGCAATAATAGAGCCGAATTCTCTTAAAACTTGAACATTAACTACTGTTGTAGATGTATATCCGGTAACTCTAGCAATACCTTCTATCGACCCAAACACATAATCTATTGTTAATACAGCTGTTCCTGAACCGTAATCTCCCGTTTGCACCCATAGACGGTAATATAAAATATTGTCGTCTAGCCCATCGTCATAAGATATAGACCGATTAGTCGTATAAACCGCTACATCAGTCCAAGAGGCATCATCAGCAGAGCGTTGCAAAGTCACCTCAGTACCCCCAGCAATACCAGTTATGGTGATGTTGAATATTCTCCCAGAACCTACACCTAATATCCTCACTGAATTAGTTCCCGTGTCTTCTGCTACCACTGAGGCTGTTACGGTTTGTCCAGATGAGCCAAGCTTAAACAAATTTCCTATATGTGTTGCTTTAAAATATGCACTAGATGCAGTCAATGTCGTATCGCCACTTAATGCCGCAACTGTCATAGTTATGTCTGACAAATTAATTATGCCAAATGGCCCATCATCAGCTCTAAAATCAACTAAAGACCATGACTTTACCCCACGCCTCTCAATTTGTATCGTTTTACCGTCTTCATATACAATATAAATTATGTCGGCAGATTGAGCATACCTCAATGATCCAAGCTTTGCGGTTGTGATACTTGTCGTAAATGTCTGCGTTTGAGTCGTCGAATAGACAACTTCTGCAACTTTGGCAACATACTTAAGTGAGTTGCTTAATGTGAAAGTAACATTAGATGCTGGTGTAAATACTAGAGAATGAACCCCGGGGAATAGCGTTCCAGAAAATATTTCATCACTATTTTGTCCTGAAGTGCCTATTTTAACAAGCACGGGGGCTTGCTCTATCGTTATATTTACCGTGTGTTCGCTGCCCGTGTCTGTTGATGAAATTGTTTGCCACAATTGCCCACTTGTATTACCAGAACCCGTTAAATTCCCATACCCTCCGGATATTGTAGCAGTAGAACCAGCGCCAGATCCGTCCGTCCAAGGAGAAGGCCCACCTGTAAAAGAGCTGTCTGGGACTTGTGTTGATACAGCAGTGCTTGAAAGCAAGGTATCATCTACCCATATTCTTAATAGATTATTTGAGAACTCAAGAAGTGCAACATCAGAGGTCGATGCTATAAATTCGGCAAAATAGGATTCTCCAGCCACCTCTCCGATACTTTCAGTTCCAGGGCGGTAGACCATTGCCCCTAATCTCAATGGAATAAAATTTTCCATCAACTCGCAAGAGTTATTTATTTTTTCAACGTCATCTCTTGCAAGTGCCAGCGGATCAACTTCTCCTCGGTTGAATTTATTGTAAACAGTAGAAGATATCATTTAAGGTCTCTGCCTATTCGCTCTACCTGTATTCCTTGAACGCACCCAGCTACCTTCAGCAAGGATTCTAGGCGGTGATTGCATGGCATCAATAGATTTTGCTGAACTGTATCTATCTTCATACTCCATCATTACCTCTTTGTATTTATCTGGCGCTAAAGTCATGCAGGTTTCTTTTGCTAGGCGACCAGCTATAAGTTTTCTGAAGGATGAAGCCCACCCATCAGGGCTTGATGTGAATGTGGTTGATACGTATTTCAAGTAGATCTCATCTACATCAGAGAAAAAATTACCCCCTTCATCAAGGTAGAGCTTTAATGGTCTTTGAAAGTATTCATCAGCAAAAACTCCATCTAGTCTTAATAAATCAAGAGGCTTATTAAATACATATCGATAACCCCAGTCAGGCTCAAGAGATTGATCTTGTAATATCTTAGTTGATGTAATAGCCCAATTCCATCCAATATCTTCTAGCATGAATTCGACTAGGTTAGCATCAATGGCGGTATCAATAACTGATCGTCTATGAGAATCATCTGTATTAGCAACTATTTTACTTAATCCAAGAATAAGCAAAGCATCATTATAAACACGCCGCCAAGATTCTGATAATGTTGTTGTAGATGGTTTAGACCTTTGTTGAGGCTCTTTTTCTGACTCTATTGATAAAGCAGCCTCAACTCTATTGGTGAAAGTAGCCTCAAGGTTTTCTAATTCGTCAGGAGCTAACCTTAACGATATTTCTCTTGCAAGATAGGCGGTGACAGTTCGAGTAAAGGCTGGAGACCAATCACTATAAACAGTGCCTTTTGTGTTCGATACGTAGCGAAGATAAATAGTGCTATATTCACAAGCAATCGTTTTATTTTCGTTTATGTATCTTGATATAGGCTGATCTAGTCTTGAGTCGCTATAAACATCGATTGTACTAATCCAATCACTAGGTAGGGTGAATACATTGTCAAGATCATGATTTGAACTTGCGACGGATGATGTAAGTTTTATTGTTGCTCTTGAGAAGACCGGCTTGACTATTTCTAAACAATAATCGACAGCACCTAAATCAAAAGCACTATCCAATAGCCGCCTAGATTCTCTAGCCTCAGTTTCACTTGATAGCTTTCTTTCGCCAATAAGCAATAAAGCATCATTATAAATAGATAGCTTAGTTAAAGCCATAAATCACCTACAATCTCAGTGCTGTTATGTAGTCTTCTAGCTCCTTGTATGCCTGAAGTTTGGTTGCTATACCTTCCTTCACGTTCTCGCCAGTTTCTACATTAAATATAACGAATTTTTTTGGGCCGCAAAGCTTGATATCATATTTACCTTTAGGCATATCAATATTATCAAGGTTTTCTAGTTCTGCACCATTAATCAACTTTAGTCTCGCGTCTGTTCCTTGGCTAAATAAAACAATCAAATAAGCAACAAAGCTATGGTCTTCTGCAATAACTCTTACTTCATCGAACTGCTTAAGCCTTGATGCAACATTAGTCCATAGATCAGGGTTTTCTAGATCTTTATTTTTCAAATCTGGAGAAACAAAACAATCAAATCGATTGTATCTATGCTCGGCTGTCTGAAAGTCCGCAGGTTTAACTGCTTGTATTTTGTTCATCAGTATATCTCCAAAAAGGGCTAACATCCAGTTAGCCAAGGTAAAAAGCGCCTAGCAACAAAAGCACTAGGCGCAGACCGAAAATCTCGGTTAGGTTGTGAATGGTGTTACTAGAGTGCCAGAACTTACAAGATTTCCTTTTATCACCCATAATGTAGAACTAATACACTCAAGCTCAAACTCACTACCAAGCAAGCCTCCAGTGGTCGTGCCGTTACTAGCGATGCCAGTGTGTGTTGTACCATTAGCTACCTGTCCTTCGGTAACCGCATTTGCAGCAATTATTTGTTGGATGTTGCCAACAATAAAAGTCGTTGCTGCGTCAGTGTTGACCGTGTAAGCATTTGAGGTAACTGAAACAGATACAACAAATTTAAACTTCAACCCAACAACTGGTGCTGGCAATGTATAAACAATTCCAGCTGCTCTATCAAATAGAATGTTAGCACCTGCTTCAGCTTTAGTTAATGTTTTAGTTGCACCTTCGCCCGAAATAAGCTTGCTGCCGACAACCCCTTCCGACATATTTAAAACGTCAGATTTGATTGATATGGTAGTTCCTACCGCAGTTGCCACCACTAAAGCTGGAGTAATAACCAAAGTACCGCCGCCTGAAATATCTGCATCACCAGTGGTAATACGATACTCGGTGGTGTCACCGTTACCGAAATTAACAATGTCTCCAATAAGAAAAGTGCCTGTCCCTGCACTTTGGAGTGCGACAGAGGTTTCGCCAACCGGTTCAATGGCACTACATAAAGCCCCAGAAGCTGTTCCAATAGTAGCCCCTGCAACAACTGCCATATCACTAGTTACACCGTTTGTTTCATCAATGTGGATGACTCTGTCACCCGCTTTCATTCCTAGATCAGCCGCATCAGAAACGTAATTTATACCGTTTACCGTTGCTAAAGCATCACCGTCTTTATAGATCCAAACTGCACCGCCGCTTGCGCCAACGCGCTGGCTAGCTAATGCAGGTGGATTGTCTGTTGAATAAGCCATGTTATATCCTCCTTAGCTTAATGCTGAATCGTCATGACGCATCTTAATTATACCACTGTTCTGGAGTAATTTAGATCCCATATAAGTAGAACACCGCGCCCATGACTTGTCATTCTTATCGTCATAGCCAACGTATGTTTGCATTTTTTGCGTATCGCAAGCATGTCCGATTGCGTTTTGGCTGTACATAAAACACGTTGCATCGGTAGTACCAACACCAGGCAAGTCCGCATCAACGATCCAGTTAACGCCGTACCAGTTGAACGCATAAGATTTATCAACGCCTTCAAACGGTTTAGATGAAATATGATCAGCCGATGTGAATTGGTTTAAACCCATCAAATACCCATGATAAGCTGGCGTGATCAAAGCATAAACTGGTGCGTCTTTTAATGCGAATGCGTTTCCTAACTTGGTTTTTGCAGTAGTAACTAAGGTTAATGTTGCAACTGCAGCTGCACCCCAAGTAAGAGTGGATTGATCTAATGCCTCATGTATGTCTTTGTCGATCTTTCGATTGATAACTGACATACAAGTTTGCTGCATTATCTTTCGACCTTCGCCCTGTGATGCGAAAATATTGAAGTTTGTTCTCTCAGGAACGTCATGCCACTCTTTAAGAGTTGCCGTGAATTGGTTTAAGTTATCTGGTCTAGTTGGGATATCCCCATTTATACCACGAGTTACTGCGGTTGCACCTCCAGAATCTGCTACCAGGAATACAGCCTCGTTACCTTTTATTTCTGTTTCGGTAACAACTGTATGACGAACAAGCGATTGGCGCTTTTCGAAGCCCTTAATAAATTCTTGACGGTACTGTCTTTGAAATGCTGAATCAGCCATGTGATCCTCCAAAAAAAGTAAGTTTATTTAAAATAACATTACCGGTTTGGAGTTAGCCGTTCATTTACCTCTGCGAGTTGACCTATTTATAGGGGTCGCTTGGCTTTAGATGGGGTCTTTGTCGGTTGTCTCTATTTTAAAACAAAAACAACCTACGGTCAAATCAAGTGTAATCTTTAGAATTCATAATGGTTGGAATTTTCTGCTTAGGCATTCTTTTTCTTTTGGGATTGCTGTACGCCACCTTGCGAGTGTTGGTTCTTTTGGTAGATCTTCCTTCTGTATTGCTTGTGCGGATAGTATTCTTCATATCAACCTCTAATTGGATTTCATTTGCTCTTGAGCATCATAAAGACTTCTAAGCCGCTCTTGTGATTGTGTGTCTTTAAACCAGTTGTCATCACCCATTTTAGATTCGAGTGTCTTTATTTCGTCATTTATTGCTTGAGTTGGATTGGCGTTATTACCTACAACCGTTCCCGCTGGATTTGTTTTTCTCGCCATGTCGGACAAAAAAGATAGTATTTCAGGTGAGTTGAACAACGCCTGTCCATTCGACAACCTAGCATTTTCAAAATTATCTCTGACGCTGTCGGGTAGTCTACTTACCAATCCTTTTACCATGTTGACGTTTGTTTGATAATCAGCCCCCCATAATTCTTTAGTGATCCGATTAGATGTTTGCATATCCACGCCGTCTTGAGCAATAGTAGCTTCTTCTTCTGTCTGGCGTGCACTCATCATTGCGTTTGTAAGTTGATTTATTGTGTCACCAGAAATGTTGTTATCATGTGCGACTTTATACACCTCACTCATTATCCGACTGTCCGATTCACCAAGCACAAGACCTTCGTCCAGTGATAGCTCGTAACCTTCTGGACTTTCTGGTATTCCGTTAGCTTCACGATAATCATTTAACTGCTCATCAGTAGCATTTTCCGGCAGTCCAGTCTCGATCTGACCAGACCTTATCTTGTCTTGAGCTTCAAAAAATGACTTACTCATGCTGTTAAAGTCAGAAAACCTGCCTAATTGGGCTAGTCGTTTGTCTTTAGTCCCTTGATCTTCTATTCCTAAAGACTCAACTATTTGATCTCTCCAATCCTCAGGCATTGTCTCATGAAAGTTTTTAGGCTCGGCTGGTGTGCCGCCTTCCTGCTTTATGTCTGGTGGGGGAGTGCCTCCATCTCCAGTGCCTCCATCATTAGGGGCTTCTTCTAAATATTTTCTTGTTAAAAAATTATTCATGGTCATTCCTTCAAATATGTACCGTGACGAACAAAT